ATGCATGATACCGCGGTCAGGTCGCTGAGCTCGGACGACGTCCTCAGGTACTCGCAGACCGTTTGCGATGGCCTCAGGGACGACGACGACGGCGTCCGGCGAGAGGTCCTCGCCCATGCCGGCAACCGCTGGTCGCTCGGTGTCATCCATACGCTGGGTGTGTACGGGCAGCTGCGCCATACGGAGATCGGGCGGCGCATGCACGGTGTCACGCAGCGCATGCTGACGCGCACCCTCCGGCACCTGGAACGTGACGGGTTGGTAGTTCGCCACGATTTTGAGGAGATCGTCCCTCACGTCGAGTATGCGCTGTCCGACACCGGTCTGGAGTTGCTGGTTCGGATGGTCCCGCTGTGGACCTGGATCGTCGAGAACGCGGACAAGTTTCGGACGTCCAGAAAAGCGTTCGACCGAGTCCACCCTGACGAGAAGCCGTAGTCGGAACGAAAAGCTCAGGGACCGATACCTTCACCGCCGTCCGGTATCATAGCCTAAAGCTCTGTAAGCGGACGGACCGAAAACCACCCACAGCGGTCACCCAAGCATCCTGTGACGGTTCAAGCGTAGGCGACTGGCAACTCGCCTACCTGAGTCGTGTAGCGCGGCGTGCGCATCTCGAACTTCGTGTTCCAGTCGCGCCGGCTCACTAGCCCCGCGCGCGCCGGCACCACCGCGCCGCGGCCCCAGCGCGCGTTGCACGCGTCCATCGCCGCCATCAGCGGGCCCGACTTCTCGCGGTCGAGCGCGCCGATCAGCGCCCGCGGGCTGAGCGACAGCGGCACGAGCTCGTTCGTGACGATCCCGGCCTTGCTGTACCGCCACGGCCGCTCGCCCGGATCGCGCCAAGTCCGCGCCACCCCGTGCCGCGCGGCCTTGATCAGCGCCAGCGTGTCCGAGCTGTGCTCCGGCAGCTGCACCGTCGTCGAGACCGAGCGCATCGGCTCGTCTCGGTCGTGCTCGCTCGTGTGGTAGAAGACCGTGACGTGGTTGGTGCCCAGCCCCTCGCGTCGCAGCTTCTCCCCAAGCCGCGTGGCGTGCGCCGCCACCGCCTCCTCCAGCACCGCCCGCTCGGTGATCCGGCCGGAGAACGAGCGCGTCACCGCGCAGCCCTTCCGTCGGGCCGGCACCATCTCCAGCGGCAGGCAAGCCGCGCCGCGTAGCTCGTAGATGATCCGCTCGCCCACCACGGTCAGGCCCTTGCGCACCGGCCGCGGGTCGAGGTCGCGCAGGTCCGCCACGCTCTCGACGCCCATCGCCTGGAGCTTGGCGAGCGAGGCCCGGCCGATGCCCCAGACCTCGGCGACGTCGATCCGGCACAGCCAGTGCGCGTAGGCTGCCGGATCGGTCAGGTCGCAGACGCCCTCCAGCACCGGCACGGTCTTGGCGATGTGGTTGGCGAGCTTGGCCAGCGTCTTGGTCGGGCCAATGCCGACGCAGGTCGGGATCCCGGTCCAGGCCCGCACCGTGGCGCGCAGGTCCCGCGCGAGCTCGACCCTCAGGGCCGGCGCGACGTCCGAGAGGTTCAGGAAGCTCTCGTCGATGGAGTAGATCTCCACCTGCGGGCTGAACTGCCGGTAGACCGCGTTGGTCCGCCCCGACATGTCGCCGTAGAGGGTGTAGTTCGACGAGAACACCCGCACGCCCTGCGTCCGGCACAGGTCGCGGATCTTGAAGTACGGGTCGCCCATCTTGATGCCGAGCGCCTTGGCCTCGCTGGTGCGGGCGATGGCGCAGCCGTCGTTGTTCGAGAGCACGATCACCGGCACCGCGGCGAGCTTCGGATCGAACACGCGCTCGCACGAGCAGTAGAAGCTGTTGCCGTCGATCAGCGCCACGGCGCGGCCGCCGCCGATGCGGTCGCGCCGGCGGGCCTCGGGCGTGCTCACGACAGCTGCCCGCGGGCGACGTGCCAGCGGATCGAGAAGCGGACCACGCCCCAGATCACGCCCTCGCCGAGCTCGTCGACCGCGAAGGCGGGCAGGTCCGGGTTGCAGAAGGCGAGCCGGGCGACGTTGCCGTCGATCACGAGGCGTTTGCAGCTCATCTGGCCGTCGATCGCCGCGACGACGATGCTGCCGTGGCCCGCCTTGAGGCTGCGGTCGACGCAGGCGAGGTCGCGGTCGTAGATGCCAGCGCCCTCCATGGACGAGCCGGCAATGCGCCATAGGAAGGTGGCGGGCGGGTTGGGTACTAGCCAGCGGGGCAGCTCGAGCGCGCCTTCCAGGAAGTCGTCGGCGGGCGATGGGAAGCCGGCGCACAGGGCCTGGCCGATCAGCGGCACGCGGATGGCGTCGGGGCCGTGGATCAGTAGCTCGTCGACCCGATTGAGGTGCACCCGCGGCTCCGCCGTGCTAGAACAAATACGGAACAAAGCTGATGGGCGAGCCGGGTTCAATCCGCGCACGGAATGTTTCTCTCGCGGCAGTGGACGAATGTGAACTCGGATCGAAAATCTTAGGTGGCACCACGCCTTAAGCGCCTTGCGCGGTCGGCGGCGAGTGTTTGACATGTCGGGACGGGAAGGAGACGGCGATGGCGATGAGGACGGCGTTCGTGGTGCAGCCCTTCGAGGCGCACCGGAAGCGGCTGCGGCCGGCCGGGCAGGAGCCGGCGCAGACCGAGAGCGGAGCGGTGAAGAAGGCTGAGAACCTGGCCAAGCGGATGCCGGGCGCGGCGGCGCTGAAGGTGGTGGCCGACGACGAGACCGGCGAGCTGGAGGGCGTCACGATCCTCGGCCAGTGGGGCGAGATCCCCGACGACTTCGCCGAGAGCCTGCAGGGCTGATTGTCAGCCGCGCTCCTTGGCCGCGAACTCCCAGATCGGCGGGCCCCAGGTCTGACCCGGCTTCGTCCGGTAGCCGGAGAACCGGTCGAACACGATCCGGTCCGGCTCGACGCCGACGACCCGGCTGTCGTTGACCATCAGCGCGCCAGCATACTCGACGCGCAGGAAGCCGTGCTCGGGATGAACGCCAAACAGTTGCGGCGCGGTCCACCCAAGTCGGTGCGCCTCGACCCCGTGCTCGTCGACGAAGGTCAGCGCGTTCGCCCGCATCGCCGCCCACCGCGCTGGGGTCAGATACCGGCAGGGCGACGCGTGCTCGGACAGACGCTCGATCTGGTCGCGCCAGGAGGCGACGGCGGGCGGAAGGTCGGACATCCCGACTTCGTAAGGTGCCCCACAAGCTCCCGCTATGCGTGGACGAAGGCGGGAGGTATGCAACCGCTGAGGCGGCTGCCGACCTGAGAGGTCATTGAAGGCAGAATGAGTGCGACGAAATTTCGGGAACGGAGGAAGGCTCGTCTACTTCGCGAGCATCCAACATGCATTTTCTGCGGAGGGATGCGTCCGACCGTCACCCTGGACCATGTTCCGCCGCGAGCTTCTTTCCCGCGAGGCTATCATCCCGAGGACTTTGATTTTCCGGCCTGTGAAGAATGCAACCAGTCAACGCGTCATTTCGATCAGATTTTTTCTTTGTATGCGATGCTATCTGACCATGATGAGGCAAATCACTCGCAAGAGGACTTGCGACGCCTGACATCTGGTATCGCTAACAACTATCCCAAAGCGCTACCCAAGATCGATCTGCCAGTCAGGACGAAACGCATTGGCTTGAAGAAGATGGGACTGAAAAAGCCGGAGGGGGAGCTTTATAAGGATCTCCCACTAGCAGGTGTGCCAATTGTGTTCGGCGAGGCGGCTAAAATTGTAGCACGAAAACTCGCATGCGCTGTGTTTTTCAAGGAGTTCGGCCAGACGCTCCCAGAAGGACAGCAGATTGTATCGAGTTGGCATCACAGCTTTGATCCGAGATCACATTCTTTCATCGCGTATTTCAATGATCGCATGCAGGGCTATCGCAACCCAACGCGTGGAACGGTCAAGAACTATGGCAATAGGTTCGCTTACAAATTTGCATATAACGAAGCCGAGAATTTCTTTGGGATCGCCGCTCAACTCGGAAAAGGTTTGTTCCTTTGGTCGCTAGCTGCTCGCTCGGAGCTAGAGATAAAGCCGACCGACCTAAACGATGTATGGAGTGTCGGGCAGCCATGGGTGTCCAATCGAGCTGCGGTTCTTCTAGAAGATTGTAGATAACTCGCACCCCGCAGCGTCGGCCACTGGCACGAAAAAACCGCCGCGGCCGGAGCCGGGCGGTTCAGTGTAGTTGCGTTCACGGGATGTAGACGGCGGCGAGGTGCGGCTTAATCCAGCCGCCCTCTGAAACGATGAAAGGCGCCCCGGCCGAAGCCAGGGCGCCACGTCGAGATGATCGGCGCTCGGCGCGCCTATGTTGCAAAAGTCAGCGCCGTGCTGGCGTACGGGCATCCCGCTCCAGCTCGTCGATCCGGCGCTGCATGCCCTGGATGGTGTCGCGGGGCGTGTTGAGGTCGTAGAGCCCCTGCCGGTTCTGGTCGGATTGGCGCTGCAAATCGGCATCGCGGGCGCGCTGGGCGGCCCACATCTGCTCGTGCTCGCCGCGCGGGACCAACTGTTTAGTGATCGTGTCGAGGTCGCGCTCGACGCGCTCGACCCGGGCATCGGTCAGACGCTGGAGATCGTCCCGACGCTGCGACACGACAGCGAAGCGGGTGTCGAGGTCCTGACGCGGCACGTAGGCCTCGGTGCGCGCCTCCACCTTGGCGATCGCGCCCTCGAGGCGGCCGTTATTTGAATTGACCCACGTGAAGAACATGCCGCCGGCGACCGTGCACACGGCGAGCATGATGTTCACCGGCGCCCAGTTGATCGAGCTGCGGGTCTTCAGGTCGCTCCGGATGTCCTGCATCACCGAGCGGATGTCGGAGACGGCGGTCTCCAGGATCCCGAGCCGCGTATCCGTATCCCGCGGCTGCATCTGCATTTGCTGGGTCTGCTGAAGCTGCTGCGTCATGATCCTGGCCCCCAAGGCCGGCGAGCCGCGCGCCGGTGTTCCGGTCGCGCGGGATGAGGCCCGGTCCCGCGTGCGCGAGGGGCCGAATGTTGGGGTGGAAAGCCCGTGAAACTTTCACGGGCTTCGGATGCCGGTCAGGGCCTGGCGAAGTCGTGCCGCACGGCCTCGATCCAGGCGAGCGCCCGACCGCCACAGGCTGCCTTCGACCGGTCGAGCACCTTGGCCCGGCCGATGATGCGCACGACGTCGCCCCGGGTGAGCGATCGATCCGGGATATTCGGGAAGGCCTGCCGCAGGCACGCATCCACGCCCTCGGGCGGCGGTGGCAGCGTCACCCGGATATCGGCCGGCGCGAGCGGATCGATCGCCGGCGGCGCGACCCTAAAGCTGGCGCAGCCGGTGAGACCAAAGCCGAGGCAGGCACACGCCATCGCGGCGCGGATCACGGGCGAGCGCATCGGTCAGTTCCTTGATCTTGGAGAGGTCGGCTTGGCGGTCAGCTTGGTCACGGGCCCGCAGCTCGACCGCCTCGCGGGTGATCGCCTCGGCCCTCTCCGCGCGCAGCTGCTCGGCCTTCAGCGCCACGGCGTGATCGTGGACGAGCATGCGCTGCGCGCCGTCGGCCACCGCGACCTGCCAGCAGAAGGCGAAGGCCGCGACGCCGGCGGCTGCCGTCCCGGCGACGAGGCGCAGGCGCGCGGGTAGGACGATCCGCCCGACCACCAGGATGGTGAGGGCGGCGCCGAGGATCTTCAGCGTCACCGGCGAGATCGCGGCCCAGACGAGGGACGCGATCGCCAGCAGGATGCCGGTCCAGGAGAAGTCGAACATCAGGCGCGCGCTCCGGTGAGACGGGGGAAGCGGCGCGCCAGGAAGCCGGGCACGGGCCGGCCAGCATCGTCCCAGCGCGCGTAGAGGGCGTAGAGCGCCCCGGCGACGATCACGACGCCGACGATCAGCCCCAGCACGGTGCCGGCCTGGATCTGGCTGTTGGCCTGCTCCAGCTGCTCCTTGAGCTCGATCGCGTTGTCGATCATCAGACCCGTGCCGGAGGACGCCGCGACCGCGCCGCCCTGGATGGTGCGGCTCTTCGCGAGGTTGGCATCCTTGGCCGGGGCGGCGAGCGGCTCGGCGGCGTCGAGCGCGGCGAGCGTGTCGTCGTCGAGCTCGCCCGTGACAGGCAGGCCGGACTTCTTCTGCAGCAGCTGCACGGACGCCGTGGTCCGATCACCGTGATCGCCGTCGACCGCGCCGACCGGGTAGCGCAGCGCCTTCAGCTTCGCCTGGGCCGGGATCACCCGGAGCGCCGCCTTCGCCTTGGCGAGGTAGGCGCGGCACTCGGGCAGGCCGATGTCCCCGCCATTCACGCGGAAGCGCACGGCCGCGACGTCGTCGGCGTCGGCGAGCGCGTTGCAGTCGTTGTCCGACCAGTAGGTGAGTGCCGCGGCGATCGCGCCGGCGGGCGTACGCAGGCGGTCGGGATCGGCCTCGAACCCGGCGGCGCGGTAGTTCGTGCGGCCGGTGTTCTGGATGAGGCCGCCGCCGCGGTAGCGCCAGCCGTCGCCGGGCTTCACGTTGCCGAGCCGGCCGCCGTAGACCTTCTCGGCGAGCACCTTGGGGTTGCCCGCGTACGGCCGCGCGGCGGCGAGCGTCGGGAAGCGCTTCGGCCAGACCTCGCACAGCCGCTCGGCCGTGTAGAACAGGTTCTCCTCGAGGCGGGTCATGCCGCCGGACTCGGTCGCGAGCTGCGCGACGAAGTGGGCGATGCGCAGGGGCGTGTTGATCTCGGCGGCTGCGATCCGCTCGTCGGCCGCCACGAACGCCGCGAAGACGTCGGCGCGCACGCGCGGCGCGACCGCGGGGAGGATCCGCTTCCAGTCGGTCATCGGTCAGGTCCTCAGAAGGGGATCGAGAGGCGCAGGCGCAGCGGCGCGAGCTCGTCGAGCTCGAGGGTGCGCAGGCGGCCGGCGTCGTGGATGAGCAGGCCGTTCGGCGCGATCGGCGCCGCGGCCAGGAGGCTCGCCGCGCTCGGCCGGGGCGGCAGGTGCGGAATGCGCGGGCGGGCGGCCGCGGCTGGCGCGCCGGTCACCAGGACGGCGGCGAGCGCCGCCAGGATCCGAGCCCGCATCAGCGCGCGTCCGCGACACGCCGTCCGTGCGCCACGACCTCCACCCGCACCCGGGCGAGGCCGCAGGCGCCGAGCGCGCGGCAGGAACCGGTCGACAGGTCGATCAGCCGGCCGAGTCGACGATGGGGCCCGCGATCGTTGACCCGGACGACGATGCTCCGGCCGGTCGCGAGATGCGTCACCCGGAGCCGCGTGTTGAACGGGACGTCCCAGATCGCCGCCGTCAGGCCCATCGGCTTGAACCGCTCGCCGTTGGCCGTCAGCCCCCGCGGGTTGATGCGGAAGATCTCGCGGCCGTAGGTCGACGCGATCCCTTCCATGGCCCGGACATGGGCGGGCACGAGCAGCAGCGCGCATGCGATCGCCGCCCGCAGCGCGAGGCGCTGGAGGATCATGGTGGTCTCCGATGGATCGAAAGGGGTAGGCGGCGGGCGACAGATCGACCGCTAGAAGCGACGCCTCAGGCCTCGGGCCACGCGATGCCGTTCACCGGGAGACGGCAATGGCGGGATGGATGGCGCATCGGTGGGGCGTGCTGCGCGAGTTGCTCGCGGTGGCCCTTTTCGTGGTCGGTCTCGGAGCCACCGCGGTGTGGATCGTGTTCGGCACGTGGTTTGCCGTGATCGGGTCGGTCCGCGCGCTCCAGTTCATCATCGCCTGGCTCCGCTGAGAGCAGAGGCCGACAGGCTGCCACCGTTCCCGAAGATTTCGGGAACGGTCGGGCCTCGGGCGGTCGGCGGTTCGCCTACCGCAGCGCGGTGATGTCGAAGGCGACCGGCGCGCTGCTGGCGGATAGCGCCAGGGTAGCCTTGAACGGGACGGCGACCGTCCCGTCGGCGGTGACCAGCGGCAGGCCCATCTCCAAGCCCGCCGGGAGCTTGGCCCGGACCTCGACCTGCTCGCCAGCCTTGAGGACGTCGCCGGCCCGCGCGGGCACGAGGCCGGTCAGCGTCAGCGTGAAGGTTGCGAGCGCGGCCGCGGTCAGTAGTTTGGCCGAGGCCGTGAAATGCGCGACCTCCTCAGGCCGGCCCTCGAGCGCGGCGAGGCGGGCGAGGATCGGGGCGAGCGCGGCCGGCACGCCGAGCAGGTCGAGCACGGCGGACAGCGGCGCCATGTAGAAGCGCCCGTCCTTCAGGACCCGGATCATCTCGGTGCCGTCGAGCGGCTGGCGGTAGATCGGGGGCGCAGCCATGAGCTCAGCTCGGCAGCGCGACCGCCGTGAAGGCGGCGTCGACCTGAGCGGTCGTGGTCACGGTCCCGGCCGCGCGGCCCTCGTCGAGCTTTCGGTAGGCCGAGTAGCAGGCCTGGACCCACTGCCCCACCGCGACCGCGACGGTCTGCATCGTTTGGCTGTCGATCCCGACCCATCCCGACGCGGCCTTGAAGTCGATCGTCTTCTCGGGCTGCGCTTGGCTCAGCGCGTAGGCGCCGTCGATCAGGCCGCGGCTCTCCGCGTCCGTCTTGATCCGCATGCCGCCGATCGTGACGCCGCCGTCCCGCAGCGCCGCGTGGGCATCGGCGATGTAGGCCGCGAGGTCGACCGGCGGGGGCGCATATGCCTGGGCCTGGACGCCCGCGGCCAGGAGGCGCGCGTAGATCGCCGCGTTCGCCGGCTCGCGCGGCGGCAGCGGGCCGTAGAACCCGTTCGGGTACTCGGCGCAGAAGACGCTCCCGACCGAGCCGGTCGCGTCGGTATAGACGATGCGGTCGGTCACCGGCCTCTCTCCCGTCTCAAGAGCATAGATTGTCGTCCCAGCCGAGGCAGACGATGCCGGCATTGGCCTGGCAGGCGGCGGAGACGTTGGCGCCCTCGAAGTGCATCGTCTGCTGCCCGGTCGAGCCGCTCGCCGAGTTCGCCCCGTTATTGCTGTTGATCGGCGGCGGCGGCGCTCCGGATGACTGGCCCTGATTGTAGCCGCCGTAGGAGCTGTTCGGGGCGAGCAGCGCGATCGTATTGCTGCCCGCCGACGCGTAGGTCGCGAACAGCCCACCGATGGCGGTCGAGGGTGCGAACCCGCTGACCGCGACCGCCTGGAACGTCGGATTCGTCACGTCTCCGACCGAGCCGGAGACCACGACCGGGTAGGTGTGGCCGCCGTCGACCTTGTAGCGGGCGACCCGGCCCGTCTGGACGATCGGGATCAGGTTCTTGGAGGCATCGGTCCGCGCCCAGCTGGCGCGCGCCGCGTAGGTGTAGCCGGAGGGCAGCGTCGGCGCGGTCGCCGAGAGCGACAAGAGCCCCGCGAAGGTGCCGTCCGCCTTGGCGATGGCGTGGATCGCGTACCAAGTCGAGGCCGCGAGCGTGCCGGTGTCGAGGCCGTTGGCGCCGACCGTACCGGTGCTGATCGTCGCCGAGACGTTCTGGAGCGGCAGGCCGGCCGAGGTGCCCTTGAGCAGGACGGCCGCGGCGGCGAGCGCGATCTGGGTGCCGGCGGTAGACCCGGGCTTGACGGTCAGGCCGTTGAAGACCGCGACGTTCGGGTAGGAGGCCGCCGCTGCGACCGCGGCGTAGCCAGGGTCCGCTCCCGAGCCATTCGAGGTCAGGACTTGACCGTTCGAGCCCGGCGCGAGCAGCGCCCAGCCTGACGCGCCACGATAAAGCAGCGCGCCGCGGGTGTTGCCGAACGTGGCGTCGATCAGCGCCGAGAGGCCGACATCCTGCGGGGAGGCGGTGCCGGCGAGCAAGTTGGCCTTGAGCGTGTAGGCCGGGGCCTGGGCGAGCATGGCGTTGGTGACGCCGGCAGGGGCGATCGCGAGAACCAGGTCGCTCACGAGCGCGCCGCCGCCCTGGAGGCCGCCGCCGGCCGTCGCGGAGATCTGCCGGGCGGTCGGAACGGCGCCGAGCGTCGTCAGCGCGGTCGGCGCGTCGGCCTGCGTCAAGAGCGAACGGCCGAACGCCGTGGTGGTGAGGGCGGACAGGCTGTCCAGCGTCGCGCTCCAGGCCTGGACCGCCGAGCCGATCGTCAGCCCGAACGCCTGACGCGCGGCCGGGAGATTGGCCGCCGTGAGCACCGCCTTCATGCCGGCGACCACGTCGGTCAGCGCGGCCGCGGCCGTCGACCCGGGCGGCCCGGCCGGGCCAGCGCGAAACAGGCTCTTGCCGCCGATGAGCATGGGGGCCTCAGGACTGGGGCTGAAGGAGCGCGGCGTGGGTGATCAGCCCGTAAAAGGCGGTCACGCTCTGGCCGGTGACGGGGTCGGTGGCGATGATGTTGTGCGGGAAGGTGCCGGGCTGGCAGCGCGCCATCAGGCTGCGCGGCACCTGCATGGCGACCGTGCCGGCCGCGCCGCCATTGACGATCGTGGCGGTCGAACCGTCCGCAGGCGCCGAGGTCGCCTGCAGCGCGTAGGTCGCGGCGCCGGCCGCGATGCGCGCGCCCAGCGTGAACACGAGGCCCGTCAGGTCGACCGGCAGCGGCAGCGTCGCGATCGCGAAGGTGTCGCCGATGGCGAGCGCGGCCTGGCCGGCGACCTGTGCGAGCGTGAAGGTGACGCCGTTGGCGTAGATCGGCAGCCCGACCACGCCGCTGGCAGTCACCGTGCCGTCGGCGTCCGTGACGGTCAGGTAGGTGATCCCCGATGCGATCCCGGTGACCTTGACCACCTGGACGCCCGCGAGGTCGGCGCCGGCGTCGACCGCGGCGACCACGAGGCTGCCGACACCGATGTTCGCGGCGCTGGCGATCACGCCCCCGGGCCCGGGCGCCGCGATCAGCGGTAGCCCGTCGAGCCAGTCGGTGATCTGACTCGTGCGGAAGTTGGCTTCCTGCGCCGGGATCAGGGCGAGGTTCGACATGGGCGAGCCTCAAGCTGCGGGCGTGACGAAGCCGCCCGAGCGTTCGGGCGGCGCGGGTCGGGGTGGTGGCGGATCAGGCGATGGTCGCGTTGGAGGCGGGCCAGGCCGCGGCGATCACGTCGGCCTCGGTCTTCACGGTGCCGGCGGCGATCCCGGCAACGAGCGCGGGCAGCGCGTCGAAGGTCGCCTGGACGAAGTCGTCCACGAGGGTCGCGGCGTGGGCGAAGTCGTCGGCCTCGATCCGCGCGAATGTCGCCGGACCGGTCTGCCAGGTGACGGAGGCCGGCGGGTTCGGCTGGGCGAGCCGCATCGCCTTGCGGTCGAGCGCGCCGAGCGAGGCCTCGTCGGTGGCGAAGGCGACCGCCTGTCCCTTGATCGTGACCGTGAACCCGCCGGCGGCCAGCGCCCGCTGCCGAGCGTTGGCCAGCGCCACGAGCTGCACGGCGGTCAGCGGCGGCGCGACCGGCGCCGCGAAGGTCGCCTTGCCCGCCGCGTCCAGCGAGCAGCTCCACCCGGCCGCCACCGCGGGATCCGGACACGCGACGACGTCGGCGAGCACGTCGGCGTGGAACAGGTCGGCGAGGTGGACCTCATGGACGGTCCCCGCCTCGTCCTCCACCGTCTCCGGCAGTTCGAGGATCTCGGCCACGAGGCCGGCGCTGATACGAGCGAAGCGCTGCATGGGACGACCTCAGAAGCGAATGATGACTGCGCCCAGAGCGCCGTTGTATCCGGCGTTCGGGATCGACGAGTTCAGGGCGTTGGTCGACGCGCCACCACCGCCGCCGGGGAACTGCGCGGTGGTCTGCGCTGGGCCGCCACCGAAGGGTGCAGCGCCGCCGGCGGCGTAGGAGTTGGTCCCATCGAGATCGAGGCCGGACGCGCCCTGGAGGTTGATGTCACCGCCGGAGCCCTGGCCGCCCGCCGTCGCGCCGGCGCCGCCGCCCTGGCCGCCCGTGGCCGAGCAGAACGACCCGAACGACGTCGTGCCGCCGTTGCCGCCCGGGTTCGTGCTGTTGAAGGATCCGGCGGTGCCGACGCCCGGAGCGCCGATGGTGACCGGGATCACCTGCCCCGGGGTGACCGTGTACGTGCCGGCCGCAAAGCCGCCGCCGGCGCCGGCTGCCATGGAGCCGCCAGCGCCCCCACCGCCCGGGCCCCAGCACCCCTCGACATCGACCTGCGTGATGCCGTCCGGCACGGTCCAGTAGACGAGGCCGACGGTCATGAAGATCCGGCGAGTGCTGCCCACGATCTTGCGGTTGTTGATGACGGTCAGGCCCTTCGACCCGGCCAGCGCCTGGATCGCCTGGAGGAGCTGCGTCAGGTCGTTGTTCGTCGGCACGAGGTTCGCCGCCTGGATCACGGCGACGATCTCGCGCTGCGGGTATTCCAGGCCCTCGGCGCACGGGATCGAACCGGCGGTGTTCGTCGCCGGGTTGCCGTTGACGTAGCCAGCCGCGGGGTTCGTGGCATCGAACGGTTTGTTATAGATCACGGGCGGACGCTCCGGACGCGCGCGATCGCGCCCGAGCCGCGCGAGCGGTCAGGGTCGGTCGAGCGATCGGTTGAGGGGCGGGGCTAGTAGAGCGGCACGCTCTCGGCCGGCAGCGGATCGCCGCCGTGCTCGATGATCGTGAGCAGCGGGTCGGTCCCGCAGTGGTTCACGCCGGCCCGGAAGGGCACGTATTCCTGGTAGCGCGGCGTCACGTTCGCGTAGTCGAAGACGATCTCGGTGTGCGCCGGCTTGTAGCGCCGGAACAGGCACTCGAGGTCCATCGCCTGGCTGAAGCGGACCATCGGGTCGACGCCGCACTGGCCGGCGCCGGCGCGGAACCACGACACGCGCGAGCCGTAGACACGCACCGTCCAGTAGAACCGGATCTCGGGCGGGCCGACCTGCCAGCGGTACTGCTCGCCGTTCGTCCCGGTCTGGCGCGTGTCGCCGCACCGGGAGATGCCCGCCATGAACGGCGAGTACTCAACGATGCGGATCACGTACCCGAGCCGCGAGGCGACGTTGTAGAAGAACGGCCGGCTCTGGCCGCCCTCGGTCGTGATCCGCTCGAGCAGCGCGAGGCGGCGCTCCTCCAGGGTGTACTGCTCCTGGACGCACGGGTCGGGCAGGCCGAAGGCCCGCTCCCAGTCCGGCAGGAGTTCCGTGGTGAACCGCGGGTCGAGCTCGATCTCCAGGAGGTCGGCCGCGCGCGGGTCGACGAGCGCCCCCCAGATCTCGGCCTGCCCGCGCACGAGCTGCATCAGCGGCTCGTCGGGATCGCGCGACCACGCCTCGCCGGTCGGCAGGAGCCGCGCGAAGGCTTGCGCGTAGTCGGCGCCGTCGCGGCGGATGAAGCCGTCGCTCATGGGTACGAGATCCCGCCGCCGGCCGCGGCCGAGAGGCTCGCCATGTGCCCGGGCGAAGCCATCACGGCGTCCTCGAAGTCGAGGTCGAAGTAGCCTTCGCCCACGACCTCGGAGATCGCCGCCGAAACCCAGGCGGCGTAGATCGTCTGCCCCGGCGCGGCGCGCTCCAGGAGCAGCATCTGGAGCGCGGCCTCGATGGCGAGCCGCATCGACGGCGTGTCGTCGGACAGGTTGCGGATCGTGATCTCGAGCCCCTGCGGGATCGGCGCGACCACGAAGAAGTCCTTCACGCAGACCGGCCGGACCGTGTCGAGGTAGGCCCGCACGTTGGCGACGTCGTCGTCGGTGGGCAGGCCGCCGTTGCCGGCGCGCAGCGCGTCGCACAGGAACCGCACGACCACGGTGCCGATGCCCATGCCGTTCGGGCTCGACCAGGCGCGGGTGACGCCCGGCACAGCGAGCGTCCACTGCACGTAGTCGTCGGCATCGCCGCCCATGGGGGGACGGCGCAGGCGCAGCAGCACCCGGGTGCGAAGGTCGTCGTCGCTCTCGGTGTCGGCCCCGCCGTCGATCAGGATGACGGTCGCCTGCGCGTTCACGCCGGAGACGGCCACCGACAGCGACAGCGGCGCGCCGGCGTCGCGATTGCCGATCGCGCCGGCGGTCAGGCAGGTGACGGCGACCGGGGTGGCATCCGCGGACAGATAGACGTCGGCCGCGGTCTGGTACTCGACCGCGTCCGAGGTCGACAGGATGGATCCGGCCTCGAGCAGCGTGCCCTTGACGCCCGTGACCGCGATCGTGCCGGCCGCGAAGGTCGCCGCCTTCGGGCCGCCGAACAGGATGTTGGCCCAGCGCAGGAGCCAGTCGCCCTCGGATTGATCCGGCAGGGCGTTCTTGGCGATGTAGGCGAGGTATTTCAGGTTCAGGAAGGCGCCGCCGGCGTTCTGGTCCGAGAGGACGCGCAGCGCGTTGTTCGGCACGCTCGCGTCGGCGCCGGGCAGGAAGGCCGCGAGGTTGTCGCGGTTCTCCCGGCGCACGCTCGGCAGGTCCGGCAGATTGAACGGCATGGGGCAGCCTCAGGCGCGCCGTAGGACACGGCTTCCAGCGGGTCGGCTCGGGCGGTGGTGGCGGTGCGGTCAGCTGATCGGGGCGGAGACGACGATCCCGCGCCAGAGGTCGGCGAATTGCAGGGCCAGCAGCAACTCGTCGCCGCGGTACATCACGATGCCGGCCTCGATCCGCTCGATGCCGGCGCGCACCACGGTGACGTCGAGGCGGGTGGCGATCTTCCGGTCGAGGAAGGGTTGCAGCGCCTCGCGGATGTAGTCCTCGATCTGGACGGTGGTGGCGCCCTTGCGCGCCGCCGTGCCGGTGATCGTGGTCCGGGACACGAGCCAGAGCTTCGAGCCGATCGGCCAGCCGTCCCAGATCTCCTCAGCGTCGAGGTCGCCCCACCAGCCGCGGCGGTCGGTGTCGCGCGAGTCCGGAAGCGCGTCGTCTGGGCCGGCGAGCGCGTCGGTCATCAGCGCGACGACGACGGCGGTCGCCAGCTCGTCCGAGGTGTCGAGCTGGCCCGCCGGCGTGAGCAGCAGGTTGAGGTCGATCGCCTGGAAGGGCTGCCCCGCGGGCGACCCGCGCTGTCTGATGCGGACGTCCGTCACGCGCGGCCCTCGCCGTGGGCGCGGGCGAGGCGCTCGTGATCGAGGGCGTACTCGCCGCACCCATCCGTCCCGAGCACACCCGGCCATACCGCCCGCGCGCCGTCCTCCGCGGCCGCGCGCGGGGCGCGGATGCGGCAGGCGCCGTAGGTGCTCGGGTGCGGATTGAGCGCGAAGTAGCGGCAGCTCGCGCACGAGGGCGCCGGCCGTTGGAGCATGCGGGCCATGTCGGGATCTCGGGTGTTCGAGGGCGGTGTCTCAGCCCGGGCCACCGAAGCGCATCGACTTCGTGAGGCCCTGCACGAGCCGCTTCTGCGGCTCCAGGAAGTTCAGAGCCGGCCCGGCCTGGTCGGCGAGCTGCTGGAGCCGACCGCGCAGGGACGCGATCTGGCCGATGATCAGGTTGGCGCCGGTCAGCTGCTCGATCTGGCCGGTCAGCTCGGCGGCCTTCGCGGCGATCGCCGCCTCGGGACCGCCGCTGGCGTTCAGCGCCGCCAGCTCGTCGACCAGGTCGTCCACGAGGCCAATCACCGGGTTGTTGGCGATCAGGCCGGCAATCTGCGCCTCGAGGCCGGCGATCAGACCCTCCAGGTTGCCCGAGAGCAGGCTGGCGAGCCCCGCGAGGTTCGGGTTCAGGAACCGCTGGAGCGCCTGCTCGACCTGCTCCTGCAGGTAGGCCTTCGCCTTGGCCTCGATCGCGGCCTCCATTGCCTTGAGGCCCGATGGATCCTGATTGAGGATCGGCGCCAGCGCGGCGAGGCCGGGGATCTGCGTCTGCGCGATCTCCCGCAGCTTCGAGGTCACGTCGAACAGGCCGTGGAGGTTCTTCTCCGCCTGCGCGACACGGGCCGCGAGGCCCTTGAGCTGCTCGTTGAGCTCGAAATCCTTCGTGGCCGGTTTCGGGCCCGCCGTCACGGTGACCTTCTTGCCGGTGGTGTTGATGCCGTCCCGGGTCAGGTGGTTGTGCTGGCCCTGATCGTCGTGGTGCGAGCTCTCGCCGGGCTTCAGGTTCTTCGGGCGATGGCGGCGGTCGGCGGTTGCGATCACGACCGGGTGGTCGGGATTGCCGCCCACGGCGGCCACCAGGACCTCGGCCTGCTCCTGCTCCTGATTGGTCGGCTTCAGGGGGACGCTGCTGAAGCCGTAGGGATGCCAGTGCTCGACGTTGGTGAACTGGTCACCGAACCAAGCCCGGACCGTATGCTCCTGGAGCTTCGTCGAGTCGTCGACCGCGACGAGGGTGCCACGGGCAATGCCGAGGTAGGCGCGGCGAGCGCTGTCGTCGCCTCCGGCGCGCAAGGTGCTCATGCGCCGCCCTCCGTCATGTGCGCGCCTCAGGCTGCGCCTGCGTCACGGGTTGATTGTAGAAGCCGTCGGAGGCCTGCCCGTCGGGGTTCTTCTGCTGGAACGCCTTGGCGTTCACGAGCTCGATGGCCGTCGTGGTTTGCCCTTCGGGCGTCTGGCCGTAGGTGTAGGCCCAGAGCTTCAGGTCCATCTGCGGATCGGCCAGCGGGAACAGCATGCCCGAACGGACGGTCACGAAATCGGACAGCGCCCAGAGCTCGCCGTTCGGGTTGAGCCAGCCCTGGTAGGCCAGCGTCACCCGCAGGAGGTCGGCCTCGAGCGCCTGCGCCTCCATGTTGGTGCGCAGCTGCAGCTCCTTCTGGCCGAGCGGCATCTCAGCCAGGACCTTGCGGGCGAGGCCGGGCACGCCGTTGCCCATCTGCGCCTTGGCGGAGATCTCCGCGGCCTGCCGCCCGAACAAGCTGTCGGAGCCGGCGACCTGCGAGCGCGCGACGATCTCCTGGACCGAGGGCATGTCGATCGAGCAGTTCGCCGAGAGGATGTTGACCCCCTCCTCTAACATCGCGCCCTTGCCGCCCTGGCGCGCGCCGGCGACGAAATCGCCGTTGGCATCGGCCCGCAGCCACAGCCCGCGCTGGCGACACCCGCGGGAGATCGCGTCGAAGGGCGTCTCCCCATGCCGAAGCGTGAAGTTCGGGAACGGGGTGTCCCACCCGTCCGGACCGCCCTCCACCCGGAATTTGAGACCGTGCGGCTTCAACAGCCGGTTGGCGATCGCGTCGAGCTTGTAGCCACGGAACTGCCCGGTACCGCCGTCGGCCGACGCCTTGCGGGTGAGCTCGGCCTTCGAGAAGCCCGACACTTGGACGCCGTGCCGGTTGGCGTCGAAGGCCACCTGACGGTTGCCGATGTAGCCCTCTTGGATGACGACCTCGCCGGCGAGCGCGATGTCGACGCGCATCCCCGGAAGGAGGCGCTGGGCGGCGATCTGCGCCGCCTCGCCCCAGGACGAGCCCGAGGTCGTCTGGCGACGGCTGTTCGGGTCCTCCGGCTCGGCGCAGGTCAGCCGGAAGGTCCGCTGCCACGCGGCATCGAAGGACTGGCTCACCTGTACGGACAGCCAGTCCTGATAGATGCCGCCCTCGGTGCGGACCTCGCAGATCAGATCGGGATCGGGCACGGAACGCTCTCAGCCGGAGAAGGCGTTGCCGGAGGCCGGCATGAACAGGGGGTGGACCACGTCGCGGTTCTCGGCGAGGAGCTGCTCGGCGCGGCCCGCGTCGCCGAACAGGCGGTTGGCGAGTGCCAGGAGCGGCATGCGCGTGCCGAAGCTGTAGGACACGATCCGCGGCAGCGGCCGAGCCCGGGCGGTGAGATCGCGGACACAGGCCGCATGCATCGCGGTGAGCGCGCGCCACGCCGTGTTGTTGAAGCGCCCGGCCGCGAAGTCCTCGGCCGGAGCGAACGCGAGGTTCACTCTGGCGAGGGCCGCGTCGATATCCTGCCGAGACGCGAAAGTGGTCCCGGCCAGGATATTCACCATCTCGGAGAGCGCGAGGCGCACCGCGATCTGCGCGACGCGCTGCACGGGTAGGTCCGGCATCGTGACGCCCTGCGCGACTTGGCGGACCTGATCCATCCCGACGAACGTGGCGCCGGCCGCGGTGGCGGCCGTGAAGCAGCCACGCAGCGGCGGGCCGAAGGTCCCGGCCTGGACTTGGCCGACCGCATCGGCGGAGAGCGCGCCGCAGAGCTGCCGGAGGGTGGCGCCCTCCTGGCTCGCGGCGTCGACGCCCGAGGCCAACAGCGCCTCGAGCACGGCCTTCAGCGCCGCGACGGCGACGCGGCGCTGGGCGAAGGTCATGCGGTCCTAGCTCCAGTCATCGTCGCTTCCGGCGGACAGCTCGGCCGCGGTGGCATTCTGCGCGGCGGCGGCGCGCGCGGCCGCCTGGGTGTTCTCCCGCCCGGACGGCGCACCGACCCCGACCTGTGAGCGGACGAAGATCATCTCGAAGCGGGCCAAGCCGCCCTGGTCCTTCGTCTCGATGCGCTGGTAGGTGTCACAGCGCATCGTGGCCTGCCCCATCGTGGACAGCACGAGGAGCCCGGCGCCTTCACGCTGGAGCGCCGCCTCCAGGTCATCGGCCTGATCGAGGTAGTCATCGCCGATGACGTAGGCGGAGATCGCCACGCGGGTGACGCGGCGCCCGAGGTCCTCGTCCGAGCTGCGCTCGGACTTGGCGAACTCGAAGGTGAAGCCGCGGCGCCCACCGAAGCGGGTGTTCGCCTCGATCTTGAACGGCACGCCGCGGAACGACGGCGGGCGAAGCTCCTCGCGCCAGGACATGCCAAAGACCCCGGATTGTCGCCGGACCGGGCCCCTAAGCCCGATCCATGTCCATCTGCGCGCGGCCCTTGGAGACGGTCGTCTCCCGGAACAGGCCGCCCGTGTCGGCCCGGTGCGTCATGCCGGCGGGCGCGTTGTCGAACTTGATGTGCAGAGTGCCCTTCCGGTCGACCGGCCCGCCGGGCATCTGCATGCCCGGTCCGCCACCGGGCGCACCCTTCCCGTAGAAGCGGTCCATCAGCGCGTCCCCGACCGGAGCCTTCGCGGCGGTCTTGCTGGCCTCCCTGGCCTCGTTGGCCCGGTCGACCAAGCCGTCGCGGTGAGCCCGCCCGACCCAATCGGGCGCGTTCGCGGAACGCCCGCCGGCGCCCCACGCCATCGATGGACCGCCGCCGATGTGGATGCCGTGCTCGCCCATGTAGCCGGGCCCGGCCCCGACGCCGGTGGCCCCGTTGCGCACGGTCCCGCGGATGAAGCCCTCCATGACCTTGCGGTCGGCGGGATCGTTCATCGACAGGTAGTGCCGCTGGCCCTCGGGCCCGACCGTGTAAAGCCGGACGTCGGCTGACTGGCCGCCGTCGTGGCGGTGACTGCCCGTCCGGTGGCGACCGTGAGCATCCTGGCCGCCGGAGTAGATCTCCGCGTTCACGGCCGCATCCTTGGCCGCTTTGGCCAGCTGGTCGCGCAGCTCGTCCGTGATGGCCTGCCGGCGGATGCCGCCGCCCTGGCGCTGATCGACGCCACCGACGCCGTCGACCGGCGCCACGTCCGCGCCGCTGCGCGACAGCGGGCCGGAGCCCGCCCCGCCGCCTCGGCCGAGCGCAGCCTCGGCAGCCCGCTGCAGCGTGTCATCCTTGTACAGCAGGTTCGACGGCCCGTGCTCCTGCCACAGCAGGCCGCGGAGGAACTTCTGCATCTGCGCCGGGTCGCGCAGGTCGAGCTTGTCGTTCGGGCCGATCCCCATCGTCTTGGCGATGTTGGCCGGCGCCGTCGGATGGCCCGGCGTCCAGCCGTTGGTCCCGGCGATGATCTTCTGGAGCGTGTCAGCCCCGCCATCAAACTTTGTCAGGGCGAGGCGGGCCGCCGCGCGCATGCCGGCCTCGGGGCTGTTGAACACGATCTGGGGCGAGCCCTGATCGGTGTTCTGCGAGGGCCCGACCATGCCCGGGAAGTTGCGGCGCTGCCACTCCGAGCCGGAGTACTTCAGGTTCCCCGGGTTGTTGTTGCGCATGCCTGCCGGCAGGCGGGAGACGTCGACGTCCTGGCCGAAGTAGTCCTTCGGCTCCTGCGCTTGAGGAGCCTCGCCCAACGGGCCGGTTCCGGGCGTGACAGGGCCGCTGCCGCGCTGGATCGCGCCCGCGTGCGGGAGCGGAGCGCGCGGAGACGCTCCGCCGGAATAGCTGCCGCCACCACCGCCGGATCCGCCGCCACCGAACCCGCCGCCGCCGCCACCGCCGCTGCCACCGAACCCGCCGCCGCCCCAGGCGGCCTTCTGGATCAGCGACCCGCCGCCGCCCGTGGACCCGCCGAAGCTGGAGGGACTGACGCTCGCTCCGCCGTTCTCCCGGACTTTCTGCAGCTCGTCGGCGACCCGCTTCAGCTCCTCGACCATCCGATCGTGCTTGCGCTGGTAGTCCGCCCCGCGCGGGCCGGCCTCCAGGAGCTTGAGCTGCTGTTCGACCTGGGCGCGGCGGCCCTCCAGCTTGTCCCGCGGGGTCGCCTCGGGCCCGCCGAACGGGGAGATCTGATTGCGGAGCGCCTGCTCGCCCTCGTTGCCGCGCAGCCCGTTCTTCTCGGCGTCCTCGATCAGGTCGGCCGTGCCCTTGAGCATCGGCCCGAGGACCTTGAGCTTCAGCCGCTCGGCCGCGGCGCCGATCCGGCCCATGCTCTGCTCGAAGCGGGCGGCCGCCTCCTCGGTCTGCTTGTCGAGGTGCCCGACCTCTTTCTGGACCTGGGCCAACGCCTCGGAGAACTTGCCCGTCATCGACCCGGCGATGCGGGCGATGTCGTCGGTGCCGAACAGCATCCGCGACACGCGCCGACGCACCTCCGGCTCCGGGATCGCCTGGATCCCGTCGACGGCGCGCTTGAGCGCCTCGTCCATGTTGGGCGCGTTGACCAGGTCCTCGGCGAGCTTGCCGAGGTTCATCGCCTGGAGGCCGGAGTAGGCCTCACCCCAGCGCCGGCGTAGGTCGAACATCGACGTCGCGAAGGACGCGACCGAGCTCTTCATGCTGTCGGCCGACACGCCGAACCGCTCGCCGAGCGCCCCGAACGCGCGCAGCTTGTCGACCGCCACGCCGGTTTCCCGGGACAGCATCGACAGCTGCTGCGTCGAGCCGCTGAAGCCGCGCAGCGCCGACACCATGCCGGTGATCGACATGGCCGCGCCGAAGCCCGTCACACCGACGGCCGCGAAGATCGGATCGAAGCCGCGCAGGACGCCCTGGAACTTGCCGACCTCCTCCCGGACGCCGACCCAGTCCTTCTTCCAGGTCGCGCCCTGCTTGGTCGTCTCGTCGCCGACCCGCTTGATGCCCTTCTCGAGCTTGGACAGCGGTCCGGTGAACTGATCCTCGACGGTGGCGACGATCCTGAGCTTGTCGTCAGCCATCCTCGTCCTCGCGTGGAGCGGGGCGCGGCATCAGCGCCAGGGTGCGGGCCATCAGGTGGGTCACGGTCGCCGCCGGCATCGCGGCCGGCGGATCGCGAAACGGCCACGCGTGGAACGCGAGGCCTAGACGGAGACAGTCGTCGACGGCATCGGCGGCAGGGCCGCCCACACGAAAAAACGGCTGAGGATGGTCCCCAGCTGCAGGATGTCACGCGCGCCGATCTTCATCAGCACCGGCGGCGGCGTCGCGGACAGACTGGCGACCAGCGGGAAGAACTGGTCGGCCGACAGCCCTTCCAGGAGACCGAACTTGAGGACCTCCTCGCCTGTGGGCTCGCGCAGGATCAGCACCTGCAGCGTGTCCTGGCCGACGACGATGGGCTTGGCGAGCGGATGCTCCAGCGGCCAGGAGATCTCGCGCGGATCGCGGGCGGGGGGCGTGGTGTCCGTCATCGCCGCGCTCACAGCTCGTCGCAGGAGAGGCCGCGCCACTCGACGGCGACCTTACCGTCGGCGGTGCCGATCTCGTGCGCACCGGCCGACCACGCGCCGGACAGGATGTAGTTCTTGCCGTTGGCGAGCTGAGCGGTGACCGTGATGTCCGTCATCGCGTCGAGCTCGGCGACGGACAGGCCATCGGTCGTCGACAGGTCGGCCTTGATGAAGGGCACGAGCTGCGTCTCGATGAAGCCGTGCACGCCGTCCTGCCCGGCCACGGGCTCGCGCTTGATCCGCGAGGGCGAGACGATCAGGCCGCCGCGCAGATCGTACATCTTGCCGGCCGCCGTCAGGTAGGCGGTACCGGCGAACCTCTGACCCATGGTCGGGCCTCCAAAGAAAAACCCGCCACGAAGGGCGGGTCAGGTTGCTGGGATGGGTGGAGGACCGATCAGGCCGCGGCGGCCAGCGGGAATTGCAGGCGGAACTGCGCCTTGATGTTCATCCGCCGCAGCTGGTTCACGATGTCCGGCGGATCGAGGATCTCGATGGTGTTCTGCTCGGTGGTCGATCGCGTGACCGACAGGTTCGCGATGTAGAGGTCGGCGTTCTCGACGAGGCCGTCGAGTTCCATGCCCCGATAATCCGAGACCATCTGCCCCTTGATCATCAGCGGGGTGACGATCGGCTTGCCGGTGCCGAACTTGGTCCCGTCGTTGGCGAGCGCGTGACGCGGGAACTTGTTCGTCAGCGACTGCCGCACCCGAGTGTAGCGCTCGTCGAGGGTGGCCAGCGTCGTCACCAGCTCGTAGGCGTTGTCGGCCTGCCCGTAGGCGTTCTTCTGGTAGGCCGTCTGCTCCCGCAGGATCACCGGCTGGTTCGTGGACCCGCCGTAGATGTCCGTGCCCTGGATGGCGATGCCGACCTGGGCGAGCGAGTTGAGCTGCGCCTTGTTCCAGCGGTAGTCCGCCGGCGCCGGCAGCACGCCGATCAGCGGCAGGGTCTGGAGCGGCTGGGCCGGGTAGGCGTTGATCGAGAACGCGGCCGCGGCGGTGTAGGCCGCCGTCCACTCCCAGCCCGGGCTTGGGCTCTGGGTCTCGAAGCCCATGGGCGAGATCAGCGCGGAGTTGTTCGACTGCCCCCACAGGAAGGTGTCAGCGTAGGTGCCGCGGCGCGCCGAGAAGATCTGACCGTAGCTCTGGCGGTAGGGCCCCCAGCGTCCGGAGTCGGTGAAGCCGTACTCCTGGTCCCACACCGCGAAGGAGCCGCTGTCGTGGAACGGCAGGCCGACGAACTTGTACGGCCGATCGCCGATCGCCGCGATCGCGCTGGTGAAGTCCGGCGTGCCGGTCCCGCCCGCGAGCAGGTTGCCGGTCGGATAGGTCAGCGACAGGCCGGCCGGCAGCTGCTCGCCCCCGTAGGTGCCGCGATAGCTGTCGAGCACGGTCACGCTGTTGCCGGTCAGCCCCTTCCACTTGCAGGTCAGGGTGACGACGGCGCCGGCCGCGGTCGCGGTGACCGGCAGGTCCGTGGTGGCCTGGATCGCGGCGGCGATCTTGGTGGCCACCGTCGCGGTCGTGTCGGCGGAGACGATCGCCACCGGGACGAGCTGGCCGGCGACGTACAGCGCGAGCGTGCCCGCCACCGTGGGGGCGGCAGCCACCGTGATCGTGCCGGTGGCGGCGACGCCGGCGGCCGGCTCCGGCACCGGCAGGCAGATGATCGGCACGCTCGTGACGCCCTTGAAGGCCGTCTTGAACATGCGCGCGAGCATCGAGCCCGGGCCGAAGGCGATATCGGCGTCGGCGTTGGTGCCGCAGGCCACCGCCTTGTTCGGCGGGACGTTGGCGGCCGCGGTCGGGTGGCCGACGAGCAGCATCCACTTCGGCGCGACCGGGGTGCCGGCCTGCGAGGGGTCGAACTGCGTGTTCGGGCCCGGGATCTTGTAGTTGTCCGGGATCGTGGTGATGCCCATCGCGGCTTACTCCTGCGAGGCGGCAGGCGCGGCGGCGCCGGCGGTTGCGGGGGTGCCGGCGTCGTGCAGGTCCTCGAGGAGGCGGATCGCGCCCTCGTCCCGGAGCCGGAAGGTGAACTGGTCGGCCGGCCAGCGGGCGGTGCCGTCCGTCTCGAAGCCGATCTGCGACGGGAAGTGCTTGAGCACGCGGAAGCGCGCCTCGGTCGCCTCGACGGCGACCGTGGTTTCACCGGCCATGGCTGTGTCCTCGGAGAAGGGAGCGGCGCGGGCCGGCTCAGGTCGTGGGGATGTCGATCTTGAGCCCGATCAAGGGCGTGCCCGGGCCGGCACCGGCCGGGCGGGCGGTGATGACGACGTGCTCGAGGACGTCATCGAGGTCCGGCTCGTAGTTCGTGCGGAACTGGAAGGTGATCTCCAGGCGCCCTTCCGCGAAGTACGTGGCGCCCTCCTGCGGGAACAGGCGGCCGCGCCGGACCTTCGTGACCGCCTCGAACAGCGGCCAGCGGTCGGGGTCGTCCATCGCTTTCGACGGGTCGACGCCGCGCACGAAGGTCGGATCCTGCAGGAGCCGCTTACGGATCCCGTTGGTCGCCGCGTCGAGCGCCTCGTCGAGCTGCTCGGGCGGCATCTCGTCGACGCAGTACGAGATCCCGATCGTGACCTCGTTCATGAACCGCGGCTGGCCGCAGTTGGCCTCGTCCTCGGGCGACTCCAACTCGTCGACGATCACCACCAGGAGGGCGGGGAGCTCTTCTTCCTGGAGCTGCGGGCGGACTTGGCGCCGGAAGCCGATCACCGGCAGCCAGTCCTGGCCCGTGAGGCGTTCGATGATCGCCTCGCGGATCTTGGTGGCCTCCGACGACATCACGCCCCCTTGGATTTTCGCTTCAGGGTGAGCGTCGCCCCGCCCTGGCCGTCCTTGTCGACGTCGTCGATCCAGAGCGTGCCCTCGTCCGGGTATGAGCCGGCGGCGGGAACGCGGACCGCCATCCCCTGGGCCGGCGCGACGACCCAGTCGGCCAGCCGGATCCCGAGGGTGATCGTGACGGTGTTCAGGCTCTGCTGGCCCGGACCCATCTCGACGTTGACGTTGCGCGTGGTCCACACACCCGTCGTGTCGAACGGCGGGCGCACGGGCTTCGAGGCCAGCGGCGTGACGGTGACCGGGCGGCCGAACGTGGCGATGCCGGGCCCCAGCGCCAGCGCGGCGAAGTCGATCACGCGGGGGCCTGCGCCTTGACCTTGGCGGCGGCCTTCGCCTCGGCGGGGGCGGCATCGTCGACGCCCGCCTCGAAGCGGCGGATCACCTGCTCCTGGATGCGGCGCTCGGTGAAGGCGTCGTGCGTCCAGTCGTTGCCCTCGGCCGCGAGCGGGCCGTCGACGGGGTGGACGAGGCCGACGTGCTCTTCGGCCGTCGGCAGGACCTTGATCATGGCGGTCATGGCTGGCTCCGGATCAGATCGGGTCGGATAGGAGCGCCCGGCGGCGATCACCGGGCGCGCAGGCGTCAGGACGCGGACTGGCCGAGCAGCACGTTCCCGACGGACGACGGGTTGGCGGCGGCGTCCGACGCCCAGCCCACCGGCAGGAGCGAACCGGAGTTCACGTTGGTCACGACGCTGTTGGCGGCGTCCCAGTAGAGGGCGTCGCCCTGCGCCCACGCCTGCGCGTTGGTCTTGGGCAGCGAGTAGACGCCCTTGCGCCAGAGCGCGAAGACGGTGCCGGCCGACACGGTCTCGGAGACGACGCCGAAGATCTTGCCGACGACGAGGGGCTGGCTCGAGACCACGCCGCCGGCGGGCGCCGGCACGTAGATCGCGTCGCCGCGCTGGATGTAGTTCTGCATGGTTCGGGTTCCGGTGGCTCGAATGTGGAGCGGCCGGCGCTCGAGGGTCGAGGCCGGCCGCGCGGGATCGGGTCAGATCAGCGCTACGAGGGCGCCCGATTAGTTCGCCGGCAGGGCGCCGGGGTCCTTGTAGGCGCCGCGGAAGTCGATCGCGCCGCAGGCGAAGTCGTGCTCCAGCGAGATCTGGACGCCCTGCGTGCCGAACGGCTCGTAGGTCTTCACGCGCGGGCCGTTGGAGCCGTTCAGGAAGCCGTGGACGAAGCACGGCAGCTGGGCCGGGTCGGCGAGCAGGTACCAGCTGTTGTCGGTGATGTTGGCGTCCGACACCGACTGCAGCTTGCCCGAGAACGGGTTCACCGAGGTCGACAGCTGCGGCGCGATGGTCGCGACGAGCTGGTCCGCCGAGGTCTCCTGGTTCGGGCCGGTCAGGATGATCCGGGGCGGCACGTTGAGGAGGAAGCCCGCGAGCGACTTCATCGCCCGGAGCTTCGCGCGACCGGCGCCGACGGTGGCGACCGAAATCGCGCCGGCGGAACCGGCGAGGTTCTTGTGCGCCGAGTGCCACACCGCGTTGCCGTCCTGCGCCAGCACCGGGTTCGAATTGAACATGGCGAAGAACGTGGAGTTCTCGAACAGCCGCACCGCGTCGCCGGACGAGCCGAGGATCTGGTCGATGGCGCCGAGCTCGTCGTTGACGATCATCTGCCGCGAGATCGGGAAGATGACGCCGTAGGGCTTCAGCGTGATGTTCTCGCCGCTGTCGGCCGTATCGCCGGCCTTCAGCTCACCGGTCTGCGTGATCGGTTGCAGCATCGGGAACTCGCCCGCGCGCACCTGCGGGTGCGGACGGAAGTCGTTGAACTGGCGTTCGATCGAGATCCGCTTGTAGGTCGGCTCGGCGAGCTCGTAGCGGGCGAGCAGGCTCTTGTTGAGCACGTTCTGGAAGATCGCCGGGAAGTCCGAGGTGGACTGGAAGGCGCGCTCGACGATGTCGATGGCCTGCCGGGCGGTGCGGATGTTGCCGCGGTGGCCGACGCACTCCGCGGCGATCTCCACGAAGCCCATGCCCATGTACTGCTCGGCGCGGGCGGAGTGGGTCTCGACCCACTTCTTCTCGGCCTTGCGCTTGGGCGCGTAGTCGATGCCGTCGGAGCCGCGCGAGGCGAGCGTCCGGGTGATCAGCGCCAGCGTCATGGCGTCGGACCGGCCCTGGCGCTCGTCTCGCCCGACCTGGATGCGGTCGTGGCTGGAACCCGGCTGCGAACCCCTCACGGCGGTCTCCTTGCTCTTCTCGGCGAGCTTGTCGAAGGCGATCTTGCGGAAGGCGGCCGGGCTGAGGCCGCGGTCGATCGCGCTGGCGAGGTTGAGCTCGACGCCGTGGGCACGGGCCTGATTGGCGATGCTCGCGAGCTCGGAGGCCTGCTTCTGGCTGAAGGCGGGCTTGGCGGCGCGGGTGCCGGCGGTGGCGGGCGCAGCGCGCCCGGCCTTGCCGCGGTGGGCGGGGCGACCGCGCGGCGCCGACCGGGCGCTGTCGTCGTCCATGTCTTCCTCGCGGGCCTTGACCGGCTCCTCGCTGGGAGCGCCGTCCGCGTCGACGAAGTTGCCGTCGGCGTCGACGTAGAAGCCGTCCTCGTTGACCTCCGGGGCGGAGCGTTCGGCCTTGACCGGCTCCTCCACGACGTTGCCCTCGGCGTCGACGTAGTCGCCGTCCTCGTTCACGTAGTAGCCGTCCGCGTCGACGGCGGGCTCGGCGCGGCTCTCGGCCTTCACGGGCTCCTCGACGAGGTTGCCCTCGGCGTCGACGTACTTGCCGTCCTCGTTCACGTAGTAGCCGTCCTCGTCGACGGTCGGGGCGGCGCGCGTCTGACGCGGGGCGGGCTTCGACTTGGCCATACGCTTGTCCTCTCGCTTCTCGGGCCAAGCCCGCTCGTGCGGCCCGGCGGAGCCGTACCGGTAGGTGATCGAGGCATCGCCTCGGGTGATGGTGATCTCCTTCGCGCCGCGGCCCATCGGGCTGGCGCGCAGGTCGGGGCCCGCGGTCGGATCGGCCGCGCCCTCGTGGGCGCGCACCATCGCGGCGGGATCTGCGGGGACGGAGACGAGCGAGGCCTCGAGCAGCTCCCAGCGGGTCGCCGTGAAGGTCAGGCCGTCGTCGACGTCGAGGATCTGCTTCTCGGGGTCGATCACGGTGCCGTCGGCGTCGGTGATCTCCCAGGCGTCGACGCGGTAACCGATCGAGATGCCCTTGATCTCGCCGCGGGCGACCATGCCCTCGGCGGTCTTGCCGGCCTCGGTGGCGGCGAACTTCGCCCGGCCGAGGATACGGCCCTCGGCGAACCACACGTCGACGATCCGCCCCAGCACCGAGCCGATGCCGTAGCTGTTGTGGCTGTCGAGGAAGGGGATGCCGGACGAGGCGAGCCGGTCGACGCAGACCGCGGCCTCGTCGGTCGACAGGCGCTCGGTGCCGTACCAGCGCACGACGTCCGAGCCCTCGGAGAGGATCAGCTCGATCGTGTGCTCGTTGGCGTCGTAGCTCGCCGGCGCGACCTCCAGGAAGCGGCGCCCGCGGGTGCCGAGCGCCTTGAGGTCGATCGGGCGCGCGGAGCCGCCCGGGGCAGCGCGCTGCCCGGTCTTCGAGGTTGCCATGGGGGATCCGTCAGTTGGAGGCGGGCGCCGTGATCGGCTCGCCGAAATCGTCCTTCAGGGGCTTCGGCTTGCCGCCGGTCGGATCACCGCCGGCCCCATCGCCGTCGACGGCTTGCAGCTTGCCGGACTGGTCGGTGCGGCGCGCGTCGATGTCGTAGGCGAGGCCCAGGTGGTCGGCGCGCTTGTAGAAGGCGGCCGTCATGTCCTGAACCTTGCGCCAGTTGTTCCCGAAGCTCGCGACGTACTCCTGCGGGCTGATCCGGCCCGTGCGGGCCGCTTTGATGTCCGCCTCAATGTCGTCGTTCGGGTTGATCGGCTCCCAGGCCGGGGTCATCCACTGCGCCCGGTAGGGCTCGGCGCGGGCCGGGAGCAGTCCTGCGAGCACGGCGCGCGACACGAAGCGGTCCCAGGTCCGGTTGCAGACCTGAGGGATCACGACGTGGTTCTGCAGCTGCTCGGTGAGGCGCCGGAACTCGACCTTGCCAGCCCGCAGGCTGGAGAAGTTCGCGCCCCGGAGGTCGCCGGAGACCTGGTCGTAGGTGCAGCCGACGCCCGCGGCCATGGCCTGCAGGTTGAACAGCAGGATCGGCTCGACTTGCGTCGTCCCCGTCGGCGCGGCGAACTTGATGTCCTGGCCCGAGCGCAGCTCCTTGAGCATGCCCGGCTCGAGCGAGGTCAGCTGCGCGTCGGGGTTGGCGCCGTCACGGCCGGCCAGCCCAGGGCGGCTCGGGTCGAACACGTCGACGCCCGCGTCGTCGTTGTTCGTGACGAAGCCCGAGAAACAGGCCTCGACCCGCGCCTTGACGTTGACCGCGTCCAGGAAGTCGGCGAGCTCGCGCGACGTCATCAGGATCGGCGCGAACCACGATACGCCGCGGACCTGTCCGGGCCGCAGCTCCTTGAACAGGTGGATCAGCTCGTCCTGCGGCACGAAGGCCGAGACGCCCGGGCGCATCGCCGAGGTGTTGATCTCGCCTGGGTGGTTCGGGTTGAGCCACAGCCCGATGCGGCGGTCGTACTCGCCGAGGCCGACGCCAAGCCGGGTGTGCTCCAGATCCTCGGCCCCGGCCTGCCCGTCGTTGCCGTAGATCCCGTCGCGCCACTGGTCGATGAAGTCGCCCTCCAGCAGCTGGAGCTGCAGCGGCACCCTGCGCGGGTTGTCGAGCGGCCGGTCGATGAAGCGGATGACGCTCTCGCCGGACTCGACCATGCCGCGCACGGAGAGCGCCTGCATGCCGTAGAAGCCCATGCGGCCGGTGACGTCTGCTTGGCCCTCCCAGTCGTCCCAGAGGTTCTCCAGGCGCCGGTCGAGCACGTCCTCACCCGTGTCGGGAATGGGCGTGATGCCCGTGCCCACCACGTGCGAGGTGATGATGTCGAGCATGCGCGCCGCGTACGGCGTGTTGCGCGCCAGATCCCGGGCGCGCGAGCGCAGCGGGCGTAGCGCCCCCTGGATCTCGGCGTTGGCCGAGGTGTTCAGCGCCTTGAACGAGGACGCGCGCCGACCCACGGACGCACCCTCGTAGATGCGCAGCGCGTGGCGGGCGCGGGCGCGGGACAGCGCCGCGCGCGGCGCCACCCAGCCGATCGCGCGATCGAGGGCGTTCATGCTGGCGATCCGCTACCAGCCCGAGCGCAGGCAGCCGTCGGCCGAGATCCCGCCCGGGAAGCCGCGATCGTGCGCGACCAGGATCGTCGCCGACTTCTGCGGGTCGAGCCCCAGAGCCCGTCGGATGATGGCGCGGACACGCAGCATCTCGTCGAGCGAGCGATAGGTCGCCGTCTTGCCCTCGTAGGACACGGACGTGACGCCGGCGGCGATGCCGGCCTCGATCGCGTCGAGCTGCGCCTGGCTGAAGGCCATCAGTCTCTCCGGCTCATCCAGCCACCAGGCCGGCCGTGGTTGATGAAGCCCGAGTGCTGCGGGCGGGCGTAGACCGGCGCCGGCGGCGGCGGAGGTGATGGTGGCGCGACGGGCGCCGGCGGCTCGGCCGCGGCCGCCTCGCCGATCGTCTGCGCTTCGGTGTCCGGGCCGGGCTCGCCGGTCTCCGGCGCTTCGACCGCCGGCTCCGTGGCGGCCTCCTCGGCTTCGTCGCGCTCCGGCATGCGCCCCAGCGCGACGTACTTGCCGCTGGAGGCTTGCAGGCCGCACATCGCCACGTAGGCGTAGACGAAGCACACGCCGGCCTCGTGGGCGGCCTTGGGCTTCTCCCATTCGGTGAAGCCCTGGCGCCGCACCACGAGCTTCTCGCGGGTCAGCTGCTCGAAGTACTCGGCGTCGATCGGCCGAGAGCCGTCGGCCGGCACCATCGGGAAGTGGACGAACCGCGGGCCGGGATCGACCAGCGGCAGCGAGCCGTAGGCGAAGTCGCGGGCGGCGTTGCCGCCGACCATGTACCAGGACGAGCCGAGCTTCGTGGACGGCAGCCGCGGCCACACCTTGGTGCGGGCGCCGCGGGCTTCGGACTTGCCCTTGATCGCCCACACCTTGCGGCGGCGCCGCTCTGTGCAGAACGCGTAAGTCTCCGAGGTGTGATGGCCGCCGGAGTCGATGGCGGCTGCGCTGATCCGCATCTCGCTGCCGTCGCTGCGCTTGAAGCCGCGCAGCAGCAGGCGGTCGAGATTGCGCCAGACATCCGGCTCGGCCGGATCGCCCGGGATGACGAAGTGGCCGATCAGCGCGCATTCGAGTCCGGCACCCCAGCCCCAGACCGCGCCCTCGATGCGCGCGTTGGTGCCCGACTGGACGTCGCCGCCCAGCGTCAGGGTTCGGACGAAGTCGGGAACCTCGGCGCCGTAGGCCTCACGGCGCTCCAGGAAGGAGGTCGGCTTGATCTCCTGGCCGTAGGTCTGTCGGTAGGGCCGGCCGAGGCGTAGGTTGACGAACGGCTGGACGAGGTTCGCCGGGTCGTCCTGGGCTTCCAGCCACTCCTGCACGATCACCGGCCACGCGGCGTTCGCGTTGAGCGACATGCCGGTCCAGAGATGGAAGCCGGCGTGCCCGGGCGTCTTCGGCGTCGCGGTCGCCCGCCACTCGCCGTGGGCGTCCATCCAGGCCTTGCTGCCCTCGTCGATGATGCAGCCGCAGGTGCCCTGGTACCAGACGGACTTGAGCGACCGATCCTCGTTGAGGTCCCACTTCAGGCCGTGCGGCGTATCCTTGCTGCCCCAGTCCAGATACTGCCAGCCGTCGAGCTCGCCGGCGGTCTCCGAGCACTGCGGGCAGGGCACGAAGTAGCGCCGCTGGTCCGAGGCCAGCCAGAGCTTCCAGACCCGGCTGGTCTCCTCCAGGAGCGGCGTCGAGCCCCTGACCTGCTTGCGGTTGTAGAAGGTCTCGCCGCGGGTCCAGAACAGCTTGAGCTTGTCGCCCTGCGTCTTGGCGCCGGGCGTCCAGCCGTCGCCGTCGATCTCGTCGGCGAACAGGAACCGCGCGGAGTAGCGCCGGAAGGCGTCGTCGGAGGCTGCGCCGACGACGCGCACGAGGGCGCCGTTCGACAGCTGGTAGAACGTCGCCGAGTCCTGCTTCTCGCCCTTCCGGACGGGCCGCAGCATCTTGGCGAGCACCGGGGTCTCGCGCAGCATTGGCGCGATCTCGGTGCCGCCGAACTCCTCCGCGTCGTCCTCGACCGGCTGCGCCACCGCGCAGAGCGTCGGGTCCTGATGAAGATGGTAGCCGATCGCCAGGGTGGCGAGCCGGGTGTAGCCGACGCGGGCCGCCTTCAGGACGGTGACCAGCGGCAGCGTCGGATCGCACATCGCGTCCATGAGGCCGCGCTGGTACCCGTAGAGGGTCACCGGCCCGCTCTCGGAGCCGGTGCTCTTCGGGATCCGACCGTGCTCTTCGGCCCACTCTGAGCCGGACATGTGCGGCTTGAAGACGAGGGCCTCGTCGAACAGCCGGTCCAGCTCGGTCCGCGTCGCGTCGCGGCCAGCCGGGTACTCACCCCGCCGGTGGGTTCCGATCCGCTCCGCCAGCGTCATCGTCGGGGTCACGTCCTGCAAACCACCGCTGCGCGATCTCCTCGCGGGCGGCCGTGAAGGCTCGGTTCATCTCGGCCTTGGCCATCGCCTCGATCTCGGAGGCGTTGGTCATCGTGGCCGCCCGTCCGGCGACCTTGGAGGCCATGTTCGAGAGGCCGGTCCGGAGGACCTGGCAGAAGGTCGCCATATCGGCGACCGCGTCGTGCCGGGAGACGACCGCCTTCAGCGCTTCGTCGGCGCCGATCTCCGCGACGATGGCGTTGGCGACCGCGCGGCGGCAGTCCGCGTCCTCACGCCGGGCCTTGCTGCTGTCCTTAGGACCGTCGTCGCCGGCGCTCATCGCCACGTTCTCGACGGCGCGCTGGATCTTCCAGTCGATCACGGCGGCGGTGTCGAACTGCCACTCGACGCCGTTGCTGCCGCGCTCGACGTAGGGGCAGCCCCTCTCGATCCAGCTCGTGACCGTGTTGACGCTGACGCCGAAGATCCCGGCGAGGTCGGCTCGGTTCACGAGCCGGCCGTCGATGGCACCAGACATCAACAACAACCCCGGTTTTCAAAATTTCTTAGAGGGTGAACCGATGGGGTCCGAATTCCCCTCATGGCCACCCCCCTCCCGGAAGGACCCTGGGATTTTGCCAGGGGTAGGGGTCAGGCCCGGATGGCCCTCCCGTGGCCTGCGCCGGCCGCTGGCGGCCTCGGCCGGTCAGCCCTTCCGGCGCACGTCGTTGACGACGAAGCGCTCCCAGGCCGCCCGGAAGTGCTTCCGGTACGCGGTCGGCACCACGGCGCCGGCCTTCTCGTAGTAGGGGAAGCGCTTGGAGTAGCTGACGCCCTTCACGAACAGGAAGATGGGCACCGCCCACTTCTCCTTCTGAAGGTAGATCCCGTCCGGCGCCTTACCGTGGTTGCGGAAGACGATGTACTCGACGTTCCGCCCGACGTTGCGGCGCTTCGAGCGCGCCGTGGTGTTCTGGTACCGGTCCGACTGCGCGCCGAGCGCCGAGAGCATGCGGGTGATGAAGGCGCCCGACACGTTGCCGTTGCCGTCCCGCGGGCAGCGCGTGCTGGGCACCGCGAACTCGCCCGCGAGCATCAGGCCCTTGCGGATGAGCAGGACCTCGAACCGCTTGTGGCGGCGCGTGCCGCCGGCGACCTGAGGCCCGAGAAACTTCCAAGCCGGGATCGAGCTGCCGCCTTCCTTGAAGCCGAGCTCCGCCTGGAGCCGCCGCTTCGTGGCCGGCCGGACCATCAGGCTGTTGAGCGTGAAGTTCGACGGCTGGTCGAACACGGACCGCATGGTCTCGCGCTCGGCCTCCCGTGCGTCCTTCATCGCGTTGGTCAGCGCGACCGCGGCGACGAACGGGACCTGCCGGGCTGCGCGCCCGACGGCCTCGGCCTTGAGACCGAACTCGCTGGCGTCGAGCTTCAGCATGGGCCTGCCGGATCAGCGCGTGCCTTTGGCGGGGACCGGAATGGCGACGACCTTGCCGGTGCGCGGGTCCAGGATGCGAATGAACTTCATCGCCGCCGCTCCGCGATCAGGACCGCAGCTGCGGCGGTGTGCTCGTGCCGGGCGGTGTCCGCATCGCCTCCTCCATCCAACTCACCGCGTCCGACAGGCGCGTGAAGGCGGCCAGGAGGCGCATCTCGTAGTGGGCCTGCGGGAAGTCGGTGACGATGAAGCCGCCGTGGGGGAGCTCCTGGAGGCAAAGCGCCTTCGGTTTCTCCCATGGGTGGTTGCGCTGGCTCATCTTCAGCAGCTCTGCATCGGTTGCGGGACGTCTCGGCTCTGCTGCACGAGGCGCGTGGCCGGCCGCTCGACCGACAGCTCGGCAGCGTTGTCGAGGACCAGGACGGTGACGTCCCGGACGCCGGCGGCCGCGCACATGCGGATCAGGTCGTCCTGCCAGCGCGCGGCCGTGGCCGGCTGCAGCCTCTGCGACGTGCGCAGCACCAGGATGTCGCCGTGACGGACCTCGAGGCGGTCCAGCTGGCGGTCGATCTCTTCGGCCATGGGTCTCACGCGACTATGGCCTCGTGATCGCCCTCGGCGAGCACATGGTTCTCTTCCCCGCTCCAGCGGAACAGGTACTCGACGAGGCCTCGATACTTCGGGTTGTCGGCGATGTAGCCGACGCGGGCTTGGTGCCAGCGGCCGCCGCTCGGGCCCGGGATGCCTTCGGCGTTGAGGCCGGCGGCGATCTCGGCCTGCGTCCGCTTGCGCCGGCGTTCCTGGAAGATCCGCCGGACGATGCGCGCCTGCTCGGGCACGATCGCGAGGCCGCCTTCCGGCGTGCGCCGGTAGCCGTAGGGGACGCGTCCGCCCGCGTAGCCGCCCTTGCTCGCCTTCGTCTGGCGGCCGCCGGCGGTGCGATCGCGGATCGCGAAGCGCTCGCCCTCGGCCATTCCGGCGAGGATGGCGAACAGGGTGCGGCCCATGGGGGTCGCGGTGTCGATCGGCTCGGTCACCGAGCGGATCATGACGTCGTACTGCTCGGCCAGATCGGACACCGTGGTCACGGCGTACCGGATCTCGCGGGCCAAGCGGTCGAACTTGTAGACCAGCAGCACCGTGAAGGCGCCGGCCGCGGCCAGCTCCAGCACACGGCCGAAGCCGGGCCGGTCCGCCGGGCGGGTAGCTCCCGACACGCCGGGATCTCGGGCGACCTCGACGAGCTGATAGCCCTGGCTCTCGGCGAAGGCGCGGACCGCTTTGTCCTGCGTCTCCAGCCCGTGGCCGGTGGCCGCCTGCTCTTCGGTCGACACCCGCACGTAGGCGACCGCCTTGGTGGCGATCGCGGCGCGGGCGTCGCTCTGGACTTTAGTCCTGGCCTTCAGGCGGCCGACGCGGCGACTACCCGAAACCATTGCAAGTCCATGTTTTTGCTAGCGTATTTCGCCTAGATCGACCGATCTCAACGCATACTCAAGAGTATGCGTTTTTCGGGTCGTTTGGCCTGCGGTTTGGGCCGGCCAAACCGGATCCAATCAGGCGGTGAACGCCCGGGCGAGGCCCAGCGCGAAGCGGCGGTACCAGGCGCGGAGCATCATCGGTCCCGCAGGATCCGGCCCCACTCGTCGAGCAGGGCCATCGGCAGCTGGTAGCTCGCCTCGACGGCGATCGTCGCCGCGGCCGCGTAGATCGCGACGAGCGACCAGAGATCGAGGTGTGGGCGGGGCTCAGAGCGCATCGTCACCCACCAAGTCCTCGACGATCGCTTCGCGGTCCTCGTCGGAGTCGGCGAGGCGGTGCGCGTGGATCTCCGTCGCGCCATCGGCCGCGGCGAGCTCGGCGGCCTCGGCCATCGTGCCGCGCCAGCCGACGCCGACGATGCGGGCGAGCCCGTCATCACCGCGACGCACGCCGATCAGGACGGCGCCGGGCGCGTCGACCTCGGAGCGGGCCTGGGCCAGCGTGTAGACCGCCACGACATAGCGGCGGCCGGACTGGCCGCGCCAAGCGGAGAGATCGAGCACCGAGCAGCGCTGACCGCGCAGGCGCTCCTCGCGGATCTCACGGCGTACCATGCGATCCCCTCGAGCCTTGGCGAAGGCGGCGCCCCAGGCGACACGGCGGTTGGACGACATCAGCGTTTCTGACGGCGGCAGCCGACCTTCACATAGCGACCCGCGCGCGGATCGCCGAAGGCCTCGGCGGCCATGACCTGGCCGAGCAGCTTGCACGCCTCTACCGAAGCGGACGGTTGCTCCAGGACGTCGAGCGCGTTGGCGCGGTCGCAGTCCGAGCCGGCGATCGCCGCCGAGCAGAGCATGGCGAAGGCGACGACGGTGTTCATGCCGCGTGTCCCATGCAGATGGTCGCGATCAGGACGCAGGCTGCGAGCGCGAAGTGCAGAGCGCCGATCAGGAGCACGTCCCGGATGGCGCGCTCGGCACTGCGGCGGCCGTGATGAGCATCGAGGCCGGCGATCGCGATCAAGAGCACGAAGGCGCACGCGATGAACGGCAGCGGCGCGGCGTCCATGTCAGTGCTCGCTCACGAGCTCGTCGGCGATCACCTGGCGTGTGGTGTAGTGCCGGAACGCCTCGTCCGACGTCGCCGCAACGATGCGGATGCCGAAGCACCGGTGCGCTTCCTCGGCGGAGAGCTTGGCTGCCGGCGGCGTCCCCATTCCGATGGCGGCGGTCCCGGCGCAGAACTCGCGCTCGCCGCGGTGGATCAGGAGCTCCGGCGCCTCCGCCGGCCGGGCGCGAAGGCCGAAGAAGAGTGCGAGGCGCGCGGCGAGGCGGGACATCACAGCCGCCACGCCTGCATGACGGCGCGCGCATGTTCGCGCTGCTCGTCGACGAAGTGGTCCCGGAACACCGGCAGGCTGAGGCCGGCCGTGACACGGCGCTCGTCGGCGATGGTCGGGGCCGCCACGACGCGCGTCTGCGCCGCGACCTCGGTGCCCCGCAGCTCGCGGATGGCCTCGCGGATGAGGATGACGGCGCCCGGCGAGTGAACGATCACCACCGCGCCATCGTCCGGAAGCGCCTGGACCATGCGGGCGGTCCGATCCGCGCGGCAGAGCTCACCCGGGGTGGGCGACGCGTCGGCCAAGCGGTCGGCCATGGGGCGCGGGGGCATCGAGGCCGGCACGCCGAGGCGAAGCGAGGTGTCCTGCAGCATCACGTCAGGCCACCACGATCACGAGATAGCTCACCCGGGAGTAGTCCCCCGAGGCGTGGGCTCGCAGGCGCTCCGCGCGGCGGCGGAGGCTCGGCGTGCAGGCCGAGCAGGCGAGTACGGCATCGCACATCGCGACCGTGGCTAGGCACTGACGCAGCGTCATCGGGGCTCTCAACGAAAAAGCCCCGCGCGAGGGCGGGGCGTGGGTCGGTGGATCAGACCGTGCGTCAGGCGCGGGCGGCGCGGGCAGCCTTGGTGCGCTCGCGATGGCGCAGGACCGCCGCCGGCACCGGCGGTCGGGGCCGCCGTTCCGGGCCGGCCGTGCCGCCGGCCTCGTGGCCGGGCCAGCTGCCGGTCAGGTCCCTGTAGAACCGTCTCGCGTGGTCGCGGATCTCGTCGCGGTCGGCGACGTAGTCCTCCGGCGTGTGCCGGTGGCCCGGCGCGCGCAGACGGTCCGCCAGGAGGCAGAGGCCGTGGAGGCGCTCGACGATGTCACGTTCGGTCACGGCCGCGGATCCGTCATCGGGCGACCCTATCAAGGAATGGTCCGCTGTGTCAGCGAATTAGGTAGGTGCGGGCCGGGGCTACAGCTTCAACCACCGTCCTGAGGACGGCTGCGGGTCTTTCGGGCGTCCTGGCTAGCCGGCTTACTGAGATGCCTTTTTCACGCGCTCATGCGCGCCGCACCATTCGTGAAAGGGGGCCGGCACTCTCACCCGCCGGCAAGGCGCCCCAATTTACGGCGGGGGAAGCGCGGCCGGATATTCGCCGTCGGCGCGGCGGCCCTTCCGGGCATCGTTGAGGGTGAGACGTCGGCCATCACACCCGCAGGACTGACCGCCGAACCGCTGCGAAAGCGGCCCACGGGATGACTGCGGCGATATGATTTCCTCGGTTCTGTCCACTCGGCCGCCCGTGACGTGCGGCCATATCCCGTGTTTCAGGGATCGCGGGGCATGAACACAACGTGCGGCAAGCTTGTCCGGGGGCACGAAGCGATACCCGAACCCGGCTTTGTGGAGCCGCTATAGGTCAGACTGTCAGGGTCAGAGCGGGCGAAACCGTCCGCATCAGAGGTCGGTCGCCACGGTGAGATCAGCGCTTCATGGCTGGTCTCCCCGAAACGGCGACGGCCCCGCGCGGGGGTCCGCCGGGGCCGTCTTAAACTTCTGCGCTGTCCATATGCGTCAAGCGACAAACCGCAGTCAAGAGGCCTGTCCTCACCCTGTGAAGCTGAGCTTTTCAGCGACGCGGGCCATTGGCTGCTTGGGGTGGTTTGCCGTCTGTCCGCTTCTGGGATGCAGTTCCATAGGAGCGGACATTGGCTTCGTGCTCGCTTACAGCTCCAAGTGGACGACCGAGCCAGCTTGCTACGACGACCAAAGCACTTGGAAAGCGGATGATCGGCGGCGAGAAACCTACAAGTCCTCGGGTTGAAAAGATTTCCTCATTGGTGCACTGACGCATACGAAGAATTCATGGGAGCGTGAGTTGTGCGAGTCCGAGCTAGGGCTCAGCCTGTCTCAATGATCCCGGCTAACCGCTTCGTTCTCCACGCTAAGCACGCTGGAGTGGCGCTCCTTGGATCCCATCCGCGCATTTGTACTGGTCCGGTGTGAGCGCCAGTTCTGCACCGTCGTGGCGCGTATGCCGTAGCGCTTGGCAGTGGCCCCTACGCTTTCTTGACGGGCTGGGATTGATTGACGGATCGTCTCAGTCGTCGTGCGCCGCCGTAGAGAACCTATTCCACAGCACGCTTCTTCATGCGTCATCAGTTGTGCCACCACGCAGCGGGACCGGAAATCTGTTCCGATCGTTCATCGTCCAACCGAATTATTTGAGAGATAGGAACCCACCAGGAAGCCGACTTGAGTGCTAGCGAGGTTAGACACAAGCATCAGAAATGATGTCACGTCGATTTTCAGCTCGTAGAGGGACCACATTACGTGCGCCGATAGGATCAGAAATGATGCGGCGATTAGAGATCCGATCCTATAGTATCTCCCAAGGACCGCACCAAGTATCGCGAGTCCAAGTGCCGTAAGCATTCATCCTGTCCCGAGGTTTGCCTCGATCGGATCGAAAGCGTTCATGACAGGACGGAAGGCATTGAGTAGGTCGACATCTACCCGGCCGACCATCGAGCGTAGGATGCCATGGGCCTGCCTACCAGTCATCGGCGATCGGTATGGACGCCGCTCGATGAGCGCACCATAGATGTCACAGATCGTCACCAGTCGCACTAGATCCGGGATCTCGGGCGCTCGCAGGCCGTCCGGATAGCCGGACCCGTCTAGCATCTCGTGATGCGAGCGCACGACCTGCAGTATCTCCGGCGAGAAGCCGCTGTTCCGCAGCATATCGTAGCCGAGCGCTGCGTGTGTGCGCATCACTACCGTCTCCTCCTCTGTCAGCCGACCGGGCTTGTTGAGAATCGCCAGCGGGATCCGGATCTTGCCAACATCGTGCAGCAGCGCCGCTTTGGTAAGCTGATAGCCGTCCGGGTCGCGGAACCCCAGCTTGGTCGCAAACGCAGCTGCGAGGCCCGTCACCAGTAGGCAGTGCTGGTGCGTGGCCTCGTCGAAGCGCTGAACGGCGCGGATCCAGTCGCGAATGCCGGCCTCATGCACTGCGCGAGAGATCAGCACAGTTCCAGCCTCAGCCAACCCGGGGGTGATCGCCCTTCCGGAAAAGAAGTTTTGATTAAAGAACTGGCGTGCCTCGTCGGCTAGTTTGATCGCGATAGCAGAAGCACCCTGTTTTTGTAAATGATCAATTCTATCCTTCAAGATTTTTAGCATTGATGTAGCCGGGATGGTTTCGCTCGCACCCAGCAGACGCGCATGGGCTTCGGCCCGCACAGCGTTGCCATGTGTAAGAATTAGGAAGGGCACGCCTACGGCATGCATCGGCTCGAGAAGGCGCTGGAAACGGACGATTGCATCTGAGGTAAGCCGCGCCACATCGCCGATAATCAGATCTGGCGTCGCCATAAGACCAGTATCTACATATAGATCCTGGACCGTGTATGGCTGATATAGACCGAGAGCGCTCACCAAACGCTCTGTCCGTTGAATTTCGTCGGAAATGAGCAACAATCCGCTCATTTTTTCTCCTGAAGATTTCCTATCGGTCGCTTCATCGGCTTTAAGGTGGAGGAACAGTCAGCAGCCTGATGCACGCTGCTGTGTTCGCTCATTAAATTTTTTCGTTTATGTCGATAAATTGATCGAGAACGGTCGAATACAGTGGCCAAGCCTCATGGCAAAGTTGGGTGTGCTTTCCGCCGAATTGGATCGCCTTGAAAGCGCGTCTTTTTCCGAATGGAAAGGCGAAGACAAAACTCCATAAGTATTAATAGCAAACTGTGGTGTAAAGTTATTGATGATTGGCCGCCTGCAATCTGAAAGTGCACGATCATTCGGCTTTTTGTTCTTGCACACGTCGCGCCTACAACTCTAAATAGTTCTAATTCCAACCGATGTTAGTGAATAATTCGATCGAGCACCGACGTCAAAATGCAATTATGGCGGTGCGCACCGAACTCAGTCGTATGGTTGATAAAACATAAATAGGCTCGGGATAGACTCGATAAGCGTGCGTTTTAGAGGCAAAAATCGCTCGCCGATAATAGTATCGCTTGGATAATGGATTAAAACTAGTGATAATTCCTGTGTTGATTAAGTATTCTATCAAACGTTAGCCAGAAGACTGCCCGCCGCGGACGCGACCTCGGTGGGTCGGCTGACGCTGGCCTGGTAGGCGACCTCAAGACGGACTGACGCTCGGCCGAGAGCAGAACGATGCGTGGGCGTGCTGGGTGTGTTTGAGCGGGCGAGAGCGGTCACTGGCGATCGTAGCCAGCTGTGCCGCGTCGCTCACATGGAGAGGCGCTCATGCCGTCTGAGCAACAGCCCAGACCCGCACGTATTATTGTGCGCGTGAATTCTCTATCCGCGTCAGCGCGCTAGAGAGCGGTCCAAACCATTGTGTCTGCTTCTGGGAAACGTCGATGGCTGCAGGAATGACTGCGTCGGGTCGCAAACAGACTCTCGCAGGCCCGATCCGATCGGAGGTGAAGCCGTCTCAGGCCGTGGAGGCCTGGGCGGCCGGCACAGCCTTCGGCTTACGTGGACTGCTCCTACGACGGTGAGACAGCAGGTAGTTCACGACCTGCTCGACACGCTGCTCGCGCAGGCGCTTGCGGCTCGACGGGTTGTCGAGGATCCGCTTCGGCTTCGCTGCGTCCGTCTCACCCGCCCAAGGACGCTGCGCGGCCGCCGGCGGCAGCACGGCGATCGACGCGAGCTTGCCGGAGAGCTCGTGCGCCAACAGGTCGAGCCCCGCCCACCAGGCGGCATACTCGGCCCGCTCGATCAGGATCGACTTCGGATCGTCCCACTCGATCACGCAGTAGGCGCCGCGCGGATACCGATCCTTGCCCTCGGCGCCGACCTTCTCCTCCACCAGGTGCGGGCGCAGCCGCCCATCGTCGTCCGCCTTCATCGTGGAGCGAAGGATCATCACCAGCGGGCGGCCCTGCTTGTCCACAACCGCCGCGGGCTCGGGCGAGGCTGCGAAGGTCGGCCGTGCGCCGAGCCGGGCCCGGATCCGCACGACCTCGACGAGCTGCTGCATCGCCCGCGCCATCGGGCCCTGCTGATCCTGGCCAGCAGGGAGATCCGGGGCGAGCCCAAGGTCGCCGTCGAAGCGATGATCGGCGAAGCGGGACAGCCCGAGGACGGCCGCCTCGACGATCAGCGCGTCGGGGTGCGGCTCGCCCATGGCCGCCGGGAAGCCGGGCTCGCGGGTGAAGTTCTCGATCCGGCCGCCGTGCTGGGCCATGGCGAACATCGGGCAGACCGAGGGGAACTCGCGCATCCGGAACGACCCGTCGTCCTCGCGCCGCTTCGGCAGCTCGTCGACGAACGCCCAGCGCAGCACGTCCTCGATGTCCATGACGCGTTTGTTCGGCGTCTCCGGACGGCGCGTGCCGATCGGCGGAGCGTGGACACGGCTCTGGCGGATGCCGCCCGCATGACGTCCGGGTGAGGAGCGCCGGGCCGGCGCGAAGGCGTGGGTGGTGCTCTGCGACTGCGACGGTGCCGGCACGGTGGATCCCCAATGCTGTGCCGGTTCGATACAAAGCGGCAGCACGCGTTGATCCGGTGCCAGTTTTCTCAGTGTCAAGATGAATTCAGATCGGCGTGACTGCGCAGGATCGCCGCGTTGATACCGGCGGCGATCTGCTCGGCCGCTTCGTCCCGGAGCCGGTAGATCGTCGCCGGCGACCCCCAGCCTCGACAGCGGATGAACTCCTGGAAGCTTTCCTTGGCTGCCCGGCAGCGAGCCCAGGCCAGCAGAACATCGCGCTTGCGTGTCCAAAGCGGGTCGACGAGATCGAGATAGTCGTTCGGCCACTCGATCGGCCGGATTTCGGCTGGCCCCCGCACGCGTGGGTCCGTGTGCATCGCCCGCTTCATCCAGAGCAGCACATCGCCGCTCGTCCAGCTGGGGGTGTGGCCGAGGGCGGGGTGAAGCGGTGGACCTTCCTGGCGGAGCGGCATCTTACGCGACGAGGCGGTCCAGATCGCCGCTCGTCGTTCTTAGCATGTTCCCTGGTACAGAACCGTGGCAGCTCGGCAATGGTGGGCCTGCGCACTGTCGGATGAAACGTGCTGCAATCTCAGCCTCAAGCCAGACGCTTCTATGCCTGCCGGCACACCAACCGCGGGTCCTCGATAGCGATCAAACCATCCAGAAGGCGGATGGTCTCTCGGGCCGTGCGGGCTTTCACGAAACCAGAAGCATCGCCGATGTCTCGCAAATTTCAAGGCTTTTGTCGAAGGATTTGCAATAATCAAGCTTGTAAGGCGATAGGGAGAAATCTTTTATGTCCCTGCCGCCAAGTGTAATTCAAGAGAGAGAGTGCGGATCATAAGCGGTCTTCTCCGTCTCTCTCGTTTTTCGTAACCTAAACTAAGCGCTATTCGTTGAGCCCGCTGCCTACCGAGGCACCAACTTTGACAGCCAGTCTTCGAGGTAGGCGATGGCTTCCGGTTCGATGTCTCCTGCCCTTTTCCTGATAGCTGTTATCTGGCGAATTGCCGTTATGACATCTTCGAAAGGGTTATGCCGCATCAGATGAAATGGCACCTCCCACCAGCGACTTACAAGCAAAGCATGGCATATATCGTCGCTGAAACGACGTTTGATCTCTCTGGCTGGCTGACCCAATACTATAGAATAAGGACGCACATCTTTCGTAACAATTGCGCCAGCGCCAACTATGGCGCCGTGCCCAACTCGCACGCCGGCCATTATTACAGCGCCGGCGCCAACCCAAACATCGTTGCCTATATCAGCGCCGGGACACGAAAGTTGCTGGGCGATGCTTGAGAATTGTATGCTAGTAGTCAGTCCGGCAATTGGATGATCTGATGCTCCGATGGCCGCGTTTCGAGCAATCGAACAAAATCTTCCAACTCTGGTATTGGGATACAAGGTCGCTCCATTTATTTGTGTGTATGCCCCAACTGTACAATTTGTCTGGATTTCGGCGCCAAATGTGATTTCCACTCCTTCTTCGAAAAAATTATTGTACTTGTCCAGGCCTGATTGCGGTTTGTATACGGCGGCTAAAGCTTCAAACTTCAGCTCCGTTGAGGCGCTGGGATTGTATGTGGTATCGATCCTGTTGGCTTGATCCACGTCGTCCGATGTCTTGGACAGGATATCAAATACAATATGCCCGGACATTTCTTCAATTATTTTCCACTCTGCGTTGAGATCTTCGGAATGGATTTTTGTTGCTTTTGTTAAAAGCCATCTATGGAGCGGATTGATGTTTGCCGATCCGTAAGCTGTCTGACCAATAATTGAGGCGCTGGCTCTTGCTTCTGAGTGGTCAGAATATGACACGTCTGCCGTGGTCAGCGTACAAAGTAATAGTTCGTCCGAGTCGGAAATAACATGAATGTCGTCCCAAACACCAAACGCGCGGCCTATGAAATCGCCATCGACCGTGTCCTTATTTAAATATTCCAAAGCCTGCCTGTTTGTGAGATCGAACGCCAAAGGAAGCAAATGGAAATTGCGGCAAAGCCATCCGTCAGGAGCGTCCCACATGAGTGCGAACGGTTGAGTAGAGAAGTCATCCGAATTCCAGTGGTACCTCATCCATTCTGGATGGATATTTTCTCTCAGATACTCAGCCAATTGTCGGCCAGTGAGCGAAAAAGTTGATTTGTATTTATACTTCAGATCATCAAATGACTTTTCCCGACTTAATCTTGGTCCATTAATCATTATGGCGCGTTTGCCGCTGCGGCGAATTTTGGCGATTGTGCTCAAGGCGTTTTCGGAAAACACGCCATCCGGTGGGATAATGATTGCCCACGCCCCTTCCTGCGACGTTCGCAGCGCGCCCTGGTAGTGAGCTGCCGCCATCGATTGATAGGGATTGTCAGTAATCGATGGATCGAAATCTAAAAATTCTACATTAAAGAATGGCAAGTTCTTCTGAAAAGATTCGGCGATGATTTCATTGTTTATTTTTGGCGTGAACACCAAAGCTTTCCAGGTGTATAATTCGATGTCGCCCTTATCTAAGTTTCCAATACTTAAGCTTGGCAAAGTGATGCTACGTAGACAATCTACATAGTCACTCCCCCATGCCGCAATGATCATGTTGAATTTCATTGACTGTCTTTCAGTTTATCTGACGCCAGACTTGTAACATGAAATTCAAAATCTATTTTTCTTTATCAGGCCGCGAGCATATGCAAAGCTAATTACTTCAGAGTCGGCTAATTCCCTTCCATCGCCGATCCGCCATAACCTAGGGTCCTGCTCCGATGGTCTAATATCATACCCAGCCTTTTTCAGCGCATTTACTGCATGAAATAATACAATATCACCAGACATACTCATATTGGGCTCCAGAGCGCAGTGGAGCCATCAGCAAGTCTATCGCGATTGTAAAGTGCGGAAATGCCACATTTGGCAACGATAGGTTGTGGCGGTAGTGGCATTACCGTGCTGGGAGGCTGCGGTCCATGTTCTCTAAGGAGCTGCGGGAGCCAGATGGTCTGCGATCCCTGCTTATCGCGCTACTCCGCAGCCTGCCGCGCCGCCTGGGCGCCGGGCACGCCCAGTCCGATCGCCTTCGCGAGTGCCGACCGCTGCGCGGCGTAGTCCGCGGCGACCATGGGATAGTCGTCAGGCAGGCCGAAGCGCGCGCGGTAGCTAACCGGCGTCAGCCCATGGGCCGTCAGATGCCGCTTCAGCGTCTTGTACGGCTTGCCGTCGATGAAGCTGATCAACGCGTCGGGCTTCATCGACTTGCGGATCTCGGTGGCCGTCAGGCGGAAGCCCTCGGGCTGGCCCGCCGCCGCGGTCGACGTCGGCTCCTGGAGCGCGACTAGGCCGTCGCGGACGGTGCGCATCAGGCCTGGGAGATCGGCTGCCGATACGGCCTGCCGGCTGACGTAGGCCGCCACGATGCCGGCGGTGAGGCCGAGGAGGTCGTTGGGGGAATCGGACACGGTGCTCTCCTGGTCAGAGGGTCGATCGCCCGGACCGGGCGGATGCGGGTCGGCGGTCACGGTCAGGCCGCGGCGGTGGCGCCGGGCGGCAGCGCGCTCTCGAAGCGCCAGCCGTCCTGGCCGCCGATCTGGATGGGGGTCATCATCGGCTTGCCGAGGCGCCGGTAGTGCGCGGCCCAGGCCTCCCACTCGGGCGAACCCTCGCGGACGAACACGCGGCTGGGCAGGCCACCGGGCCCGGCCCCTGACGACGCGAGGGCGAGCTCGCCGTTGCGCCAGCGGCCGTCCCGCAGCCAGCGATGCAGGGCCTTGGCTTGGCTGCGCAGGCTGGCGCAGGAGGCGGCATAGGCCGCAGCAGTGCGGACCGCGGTCTCCTGGTCGGCCGGTGTCAGCTCCCCGAATCGAGCCAGCGCTTCCGATCGACCGGCGGTCAGCCGCCCGCTGATCGGATAGGCCGCCCAGAGCAGCTCGAATCTGGCGAGCGAGGCCGGCTCCAGCGGCACCGCGGGCGGCGCCACTCCCCGGCAGCCTCGCTCGGCTCGTGGCCGGCGCTCGGTCGATCGTTCGGGCCGCCGCCCGACCAAGGCCTCCCGTTCGGAGATCCGTTGATCGGTTGAGCGAGTCCCCCCGGCCACGGGGGGATTAAGGGGGGAGAATCCCTTGGTAGAATCTAGTTCTTGGTAGGCGATCGGGTTGGCCGACTCCGGTTCGACCGACTCCGGTTCAACCGTGCACGGTTCACCCGGAGTCGGCTGATCCGACTCCGGCACGGGAGTCGGTTTTTCCGCTTCCCGCGGGATACGTGTTTCGGCTGCGTTCTGGTCGTCCGAGCCGAGGTCCGGTTCATCCAGCACGACGTACTCGAACCCGCCGTAGACCCCGCGCGGCCCGCGCGGCAGCTCGTGGCGCTGGATCCAGCCGACGGCGATCAGCTCGCGCATCAAGCGCTGCATCTTCTCCGGGCCGCAGCCGAAGCGGCGGCGCAGATGCTCGGTCGAGATGTTCCAGTCGTGGGGGCGCGAGCGCAGGTAGCAGAGCAGCCCAAGCGCATCGAGCTCAAGGCGTTCGTCGGAGAACACCTCGTTGCCGATGACGGTGAAGTTCTTGTTGTGGCGTCGTCGGATGATCGTCATGGGCAGGCGCCTTCTCAGGCATGGCTTCATCGTCCGGCCGCGAAGCCTGTCCGGCTCCGGGCACGCGAAAACCCGTCGCCGGAATCGCTGCTCGCGAACGGCGGTCGGGTCGGCGGGGCGGTGTGAGACGCTCGCAACGCGGGCCGAGCCGAAGGCCTCCGCCGAAAAGGACGGCGTCTGGAGGCGGCGGCTCAGGACCTGCGGAAGGCCGGATCTCGTCCGGACCGGGCGGCATCAGTCGGGCACGAGGCGGGGACCTGACGCAGGGCGCGCGAGGATCTGAAGTCCTGGAGCGGGGGACCGCGGGGCAAGGGCCAGAGCTGCGGGTTCATGGCTGAGCGGCTCCGCGCGTCAGAGGGTCGGCTGGGCGGCGGCCGGCGCCGCGGCGGCGCTCGTGGGCTCGATCCCGTCGGCCGGGGCCAGCGCGGCGCCCGTGCTGGGCGTGGGCACCGCGGCCGCCGGCACGTCGGCCGCGCCGGCACCGATGCGCGGCGTGCCGCCTGGACCCTGGTCGGGGCCGATCAGGTCGAGCCGCCGGAGCGTGTCGAGCTGACGGACCCCGGCGAGCGCCAAGCAGTCGAGGATGCCGAGGTTGTTGATCCGCACGGCCCGGGACGTCGGTGATGGATCACCCTCGAGGGCATCGTTCTTGACGCGCAGGTCCTCGGCGATCTCGACCAGCAGCTCCTCGAGCTTTCGCCCGTTCGGGTTGCCGGCCGACATCAGTACCTTGGTGGTGGGCGTGCTCATCGATGACCTCGGGAGGGTTGCCGCGCGGGCGCGGTGGAGCGGCCCGCGAGGGCCGGGGGCGGATTCGGAGTCTGAGTCTGGCGGGAGTCGGGGCCGCTCCGCGGCCTGCTCCCGGGCGCCACGCTAGGCGTCCGGTCCGGGCGACGCCGGCGGCGTCGGGGGCGGTTCGCTCGCGGAGGCCAAGCGCGCGGATTCGCGCATCAGCAGCTCGGCGTAGAGCCGGCGGCGCATGGGCGCGCCGAACGAGCGGAAGGCCGCGATCTCGGGCGGGTAGACCAGCGCCACCGCGGCGATCGCGCGGGCCTCGGCCTCGAGCTGCGCCTGGATCCGCGCGGGTTCGGACCCGATGCTAGCGACGAGCTCGAGGAGATCGGGCGGCGTCGACGCGTCCAGCGGGTGAGCGCGCTCGAGCGCGGCGCCGATCCCAGGCAGGCCTGCGCCCCGGGTGTCATCGGCGAGCCGTGCCAGCGCTGCCGGCGCGAGCGCATCGAAGCGGCCGGACGCCGCCATCATGCGGACCCGGCCCAGGACCGATCCTGGCTGGACGCCGGCGGCCGCGGCGATCGGCGCGGCGGCGAACAGGCCCAGAAGCCCGCGGCGGTTCGGGTTCGCGCTCATCGTCCGAGCGCCCACAGCAAGGCGAGCAGCAGGCCGGCCACCGCGAAGCGGGACGCATGAAGCGCCGCCAGCTGCGGGACGAAGCCTCCGCGTCGCGTGCGTCGATGCAGCGCTTCGGATTCGAGGGCGGCGATCGCCATGAGGAGCGTGGCGGCCGTCATTCGGCAGCTGCCATGATCGGCGCCTCGGTCGGCACGTAGAGGTTGGCGAAGTCGGGCCGAGCGACCCGCTGAAATGCCTCGCCGTATCGCGGATAGCTGCAGGCGCGGACGAGCTCGTAGAATCCCTCCGGCTTCTCGGAATTCAGCCCGACCGGCCAGCGGTGGTGCGTCGGCGTCGCGTAGGACGCGTTGCTGCGCACGAGCACGTCCCGGCTGCCGCGCCGGGCGAACAGGACGTGCTCAGTGGAGTTCCGGAATTCGCGACCGAGCCCGATTTTCGGCCTGCAGTCGTCCGTCTCCTTGACCCAGGTGTGAAACGCCTTGTGCTCGAAACCCCAGAGCTTGATCAGCTCGAAGCCGAGCGGCAGCGTGTTGTTCGTCGCCCAGAGCCAGAGGTGGCAGTCATCCTCGGCCCACTGCGCGACCGGGAGCGCGCGAATCTCGTCGATCGACATCTGCGCGTAATCGTGGCCGGCCGACTTGGAGATGTTGTCCTCATCCCAGGGCGGGTCGATCACGAGGGTGGTGAATCGAGCCAGCAGCGGACGCAACTGGCGAACCCGTGCCTCGTCGTCGATCGACTTCAGCCGGCCGCACGCCGCCGCCGGGCGCCCGGACTTGTCCATGACGGAGACGAGGCGGCCGTAGATCTCCGGCGCCGCCTCCGCGGCCGCGCAGACGTCGAGGATCTTCTGCAGCCAGTCGGCCTTCTCGCCCCAGAGGTTGGCGACGTTCGCGAGCGCCCGGCGCGGCAGATTCACGTGGTCGATCGGGACGACGGCGCTGTCGCCAGACGGGATCGGCGGGTGGGCGGCGGCCAGGAGCGCGCGGGCGGCGAGCGCCACCGTCGAGAGCTTGTCCCAGCTCGGCGTCACCAGGACCTGGCGCCACGTCGCCGACAGATCGGGTTCGGCGCCCCTCCTGCCTCCGCGCGCCCAGCGCAGCCACGCGCTGGCGACGTTGGGCGTGCCACCGCGGTCGAGGAACGCGGCGAGGTGCCCGAACTGGTCCGGGTTGGATTCGGCAGCGTCGTAGATCTCGAGGAGCACCTCGAGCCAGCGCCCGCTCTTGCCCCAGTGCTGGGCGGTCAGGTGCGTGGCCTCGCCGGCCTTGCCCGTTCCCGAAGATTTCGGGAACGCTCGCGCGGGCTCCGATCCCGAAGATTTCGGGAACTTGGCGTGCGCCCGGCGTGCTCCGGCGGCCTCGCGCTCAAGGGCGAGGATCGCCCGGGCGGCGGTGACGACTTCGCGCAACGTCCACGGACGCGGGGTACCCATCAAAGACCTGGATGAACTCGGAGTGGGAGTGGAGACGGCGCGCGGGATGGCGCGCCGGGGCATCATGGCGCGGACAGATCCTGGGCAGACGCTCGGGTGATCGCCTGCCGCACGAGGGCACAGCCCTTCGCGATCAGCCGCTCGCCTTCGTCGAGGTCGACAGAAGCGATGAGCCCACTCAGCTCACCCATGAGGCCGATGTATTCGACCAGCGCGGCCTCGCGGCTGCCGAACATGCCCAGCAGCGAGGGCGTCAGCTCGGCGAGCTTCTCCGGAGCGAGGGCCGCCATCACGCGAATCCCCGCTTCACCGGCGGATGCATCTCCCGCTCCTCAAGCCGTCCCTCCCGCCGGGCCGTCCAGCGCAAGACGACGAGCAGCCCGAGCTGAATCGGCAGCGTCAGCAGCGCCGCGAAGCTCGGGTGCACCATGATCGCCGTCGTGACGGCGGCGGCGATCAGGACCAGGAGGGAGGGGGAGCGGGCGGCCACGGCGTCAGTCCTGCGGCTGCGCGATCGCCTGGATCTGCGGCTTGGCGGCCGTGAAGGCCCGCAGCAGACCGTCGTAGGCGCGCTCGTTGGCGTTCACCCACGGGATCGCGGTGACGAACAGCGCGTCGACCGCGATCGTGTCGAGGGCCTTGGTGCCGAACACGAGGCCGCTCGGCTGGACTCGCGGGTAGGTCCCGGCCGGAATCGAGCCGTAGCTGTAGACCGGCTGACCGCGGGCATCCTTCGCCGCGCCGACCATCTCCTGATCGTCGGAGCGCACCAGCACGACGCGGTCGCCCTGCGCCTGCGCGTCGTTCTTGATGAAGGACGCGTTGAGCGCCCCGACCCAGAGCGCGCACTGCACCTGGCTGCCGTCGGCCACCGCGGACAGAGCGCGCACGCCCGAGCGCGTGTCGACGTTCACCGGCCCGAAGCGCTTCTTGTCGGCGAGCGCGAAGGCGTCCCAGGTCGTGCGGCCGCCGGAGCCGTCCAAGCCCACCGCGACGGTGTTGGACTTGCCCAGGTCCGTGATGCGGGAGATCCCCGCGCCGCGGTTGCAGATGAGGTGCACCTGCTCCTGGTAGAGGACGCCGGCGCGCTCGATCGTGGAGAGCGCGGCCGCGTTCTTCGACGAGTAGACCAGGAGCGCGTCGGACTGAACGAAGGCGCCGTCGCACTGGCCGGCCGAGAGCTTGTCCAGGTTGTCGAGCGAGCCCTGCGTGGGCACTACCTCGATCTTGAGGCTCCCGGCCTTGCTCTTCAACATGTGGCCGGCCCGGAAGTAGTTGCCGGATTCGGAGCCGGTGCAGAGGCGGAAGGTCGGAGGCTCGGCGGCAAGGGCGGCCGAACTGCTGGCGAGGACGAGGGCGAGGGCGGCGAGCGGGGCGCGCATGGACGGGTCTCAGGCTCCAGGAGGGGGATGAAGGTCGGTGTGCTGCCCGCGGGACCAGAGGCGCCACAGCCACTCGCGCGGGCGCCAGATGCTCTCGGGCATCGACGGATCGGCGCAGTCGGCCGCGACGGCGATCGCCTCGGTGAGCCACAGCGGGCCGCGCTGGATGGCGCGGAGCAGTGCGGCAAGGCCGATGCGCAGGAGCGTGAGGTAGCCGCCGGTCTTCATCGGCCGCCCTCGTCGAGCCGAGCGCGCAACTCCTCGATCTCGCGCTCCAGGCGCTCACGCTCCTGCTGTCGGGAGGCGGCGACCAGCCAGGCCGGCGGGTTCTCCAGTGCCGCACACAGGACCTCGGCGTCGTAGGCGCCGATCAGCTTGCCCAGCGCCCACAGGCTCGGCGCCGAGCCGCGGTCGAGCCAGCGCTGAACGGTGGCGACCGGCAGGCCCGTGTCGGCTGCTACGTTGTCGGCCGTCTTCACCGGATACTTGCTGCGCAGAAAGTTCGCGAAGCGGTCCGCAACAACTGTTCGATCTTCGCACGCAACTGTTCGCGCGCCGCCCACAAGTGTGGTGGCGTTTCTGGGCGACTGTTCCATCCGCGTCCTCGATGATCGGGTCATCGAGGAGCTGCGGCCGAACGAGCCGTCGGGGAACAGCGAGGCGGTCGTCATCGATCAGCCCTCGCAAGGAGGTCGACGCAACGATGATCAGAACCACGCGCCGGGGCTGGCAGGCTGTGAGGCGCGTGGAGGTGAGCAGGGGCGGTTCGCATCACGCGGCCGCCCTTCTGCTGTCGGGTGCCCATTCGGGCGAATTACTGCCCGGCATGACGCCGGGGCCGGAGGCCGAGGTCAGGCCGTCGCCATCGCTCGTCGCCCCCGGCACGACCTTCTCAACGGACTGGCTCGGTACGGCCGTCGCCGTATCCACACCGTCGCCCTGGTCGCCTCGGGCCGCTCTGTCCGCGCCTTCGCGCGTAGCTCTATCGTCTCCCAAAAGGCGCCGGAGCCCGCAGGCCCCGGCGGAGTCTAGGGAGGAAACGCCCACGAGGGGGCTTGCTCGGCCGGCGCTTGCCCATGCACCGGCCGAACCTCGGACGGCCGTCAGCGGCCGGTTCTGTGCGCCTACCGGCTCACCAGCAGGCAGACCCCGATCATGGCCGCGGCGGCGAGCGCCAGCCACGGGCGGACCGACTCGTAGAGCACCACGGATCGCGGCTTCCCGAGCGCCTTGGCCCGGTCCGCGCGCCGCATCGCCAGCACCGCCCCCAGGACCAGGATCAGGGCGAGGATCAACGCGGCGATACGCAGCAGCACGGGAGGCGGCGCCTTGGGCTTGAGCGCGAGGGACGGTCAGAGATGCGCGGGTCAGGGCCGGCTGTCGAGGGCGCATCACGCGTCTCCCCCGGAAGCGAAGGGGATCCACCGGCCCGGCTCGATCCCGGCCGCTTGCAACAGCGCGCTCACATCCTGCAGCTGCCGAAGGTTCGCGTGCCGCAGATCGCCGAGTAGAACCGCGCGCAGGCCGCCCGGGGTGACGGCGAAGACGCCGACCTCGCCGCCTGCGTTCCCGATATCGCACCCAGCGACCAGGACCTCCGGACGCGCGGCGGCCGCGATCGCCGCCGGAGCGGCGACCGGGGCGAGCCCGAGGAAGGCGAGGACGCTGCGACGGGACGGCATGTCAGCGCTCGTCCGACTTGGCTTGGCCCATGGCCCAGGCCAGCTTCTCGATCAGCCACGAGACCCGGCTGGGGTCGACGCCGATCTTAAGTTCGTTCTTCGAGCCCAAAATCGTGACGGCGATCGTCGCGACGCGGCGCTTGTCATCGAAGTCGACGGACAAGCGATCAGCACGAACGTAGCCGTCGGCAGGATGCGCTCTGAGCAGCGCGCGCGCGTCAGCTTCGGCGATCTCAGCCTGCGCGATCATCCTCCGGGTGCGAGCGGCTTCGTAAGCGCTCCCGTACCCCGTCATGTTGAGGGATGCCGTCCCGATGCCGACCAGATCGCCCGCCGACGCGATGAAGTCGTGATCGCGCCCGTGACCGTCCTGGAGGCGGAGAACGAAACTCCGGTCGTCGCCGCGAGCGAGGATGTTCCATGTCGCGAGCCTGTGCGCTTCACCCGCAGACACGATCGTCTTCGGCGGCAGGGAGGTATCGCCATCCGGCACGACCAAGACGTCGGCGCCATCCGCGCAGCGCCGGATGATGATGCGGCAGCCGTCCGGGACAACGAATGCCACCGGCGCGCATTCGCTGCGATGATCCTCGATCGTGACGTTGACGGCCATCTACGCGGACTCCGGAGCGAGGGCGGCGGGGGTCGGAGCCGCGCCGTAGGGCATCAGGCCGGACCGGATCTTCTTGCCGCCGGGAACGATGGCGACGACGCCCTGACGCGTGGGCAGGGCCACGCCCATGGCCTCGCCGAGGTCGAGGGTCAGGCGCTCAGTGGTGGGGATCGCCTCACCGGGCTTCGCCAGGACCTTCCGCCAGAGCGTGATGAGGAAGCCGGCACCCCGCACGACCTGCTCGGCGTCCAGCGGCGAGCGGCCGATCGCGCCGGCCTCGACGTTGATGTCGACGCCCTCGTCCCGGATCTTGGTGACCTGGTCGTTCAGGTCCTGGAGCTGATGCAGGACGCCGGAGGCCACGACGGTGACCACCGCACCCATGACCAGGATCACCGCGGCAAGGCCGCCGGCGGCGTAGAGGACGGCGTCGGCCAGCTCGCCGATCGCCGCGGTGAGGGCGGGATCGGTCGCCATCTATGCGCCCTCCCGCTCGCCCGAAACATCGCTGACAAGCGCGAGGCGGGTCGTGCGGCCACGAAGCTTTCGGGCCTCGGCGAGATCGGCCGCCTGGATGAGGTCGGCAGCGATCTGGCGGGCGAGCTGGGGCTCGATCTCGATGATCTGGCCATCGACGCCGCGCTGCCGATCTTGGACCATCACCAGGACGGCCCGCATGGGTTGCACGGGGATGGCAATGGCGATGGTGGCGCTCATGCCGCCGCACCTTCGGTGGGGACAGTCTTCGGCGGTCGGGGGACGGATGGCGGCCAGGTGGCCTTGTCTTCGGGCCAGTGGTCCGAGAACCACTGCATCGCCAGCTCTAGCCGCCGTGTGGTGAGATCTCGGCCCTCTGCGAGCCGCGTGAGGACCTTCCCGTCGCCGAAGACCAGCGTCGAGGTCCGCGCGGCACTCAGGCCGCGCACCTCGCAAAATCGGCCTGAGACCGCCAGCAGGGCATCGAGAAGCGTCATCGAGTCGAACGATGCTGTATGTTTACCGCACGAGTCAACGGTAAACATACAGCTGGGGGTTGGCGTTCCGTGCAGTTAAATTACCGCGTGACCCAGGCCGGCCTTCCCCAACGCGTGCAACAGCGCCTCGACGCTCTCGGGATGAGCGCCCGTCAGGCGTCGCTCGATGCGAAGCTCAGCAGCGCGTTCGCGACGAACATCCTCAACGGGAAATCCAAGTCGCCGCGCTCGGAGAATCTCCACAAGCTCGCCGCTGTCCTGGGGACGACGGTGAACTGGCTGGTGAACGCGGAGGGCCCCGAAACCCCAGAAGCCAATGGGTACGCCCGCGTCGACGATGCTCTCAGGCTCGCGATGGAGGAAACGGCGCTGCGTGCCGGGGATCTGATGCCGGTCCTGGGGGAGGTCGCGGCCGGCCGATGGCTGGAGGTCGAACAGCACATTGACGAGTCGCGCTTCGAGCCGGCTCCGATCACGCCCGATCCGCGGTGGCGTCGAGAAGCGCAGTACGGCCTCGTGGTGCGAGGGACGTCGCTCAACCTCTATGCCGCTGACGGTGACACGCTTCACTGCCTCGACATTCGCCAGAGCGGCCGCCTTCCCGTGAACGGAGATCTCGTGATCGTCGAGAAGGTCCGGGACGGCGGCCAACTCCGCGAGCGAACGGCCAAGGCCTACCACGAAGGCGAAAACCAGTTCGTCGAGCTGCGCGCCTATAGCGATGACCCCCGCTGGGACGAACCGATCCACGTTCCGCATCGGGTTTTCAGCTACGTCATAGAGAAAGGCCTCAGCGTCGAAATCGTCGCGATTGTACTCGGCTCATATAGGCCGATGCCAAAAATTCTACGCCGATAAAAAAACATTCGAGGTTGTTAGCGATGCTGCGTTCGTCGAGCATTTTCGCAATGTCCATGGTTGCAGGTCTTTGCTGCTCAATCCCCGCACGCGCTGTCACGGAAGAGCAAAAGCAGGCGGCGATCGAGAACCTCGCGATGATCTCCATGGCGAAGAAATGGTGCACCGACTATCAAATCGATCAAGAGAGCACCGTTGCTGCTGCGATGTCAGTGGTTGATCTGACGCAGGAGCCTTACACAACCAAATTCAAAGAACAGCGCGGCGCAGCCGAGAAAATGGTGGGACAGTACGGTACGACAACGTTTTGCCTCGCCGCGTTCAAGATCTATGGGCCCGAACGCGGCATGAATTTAATGATGAAGAAGTAAGTTCAGAACGGCAGTTGATCGGCTATTCCGGAAGGTACACGACCAAAGACCGCCAGCGTCGTCGGCTCGGAACCGTCGTCGAAATCTGGATCCACGATGGTGCGTGTAAATGCGGCCGCGCCGATAGCGCGTCCATTGCGCACCTTCTCCTCCGCAATCTTGCAGGCGTCCGCTGCATCCTTTGCTCCAAGGTAGCGGCCTTGGGCAAGCTTGCCCTTCTCGGCGACAAACAACTGCACACCGTGGGCGACGATTGGCTTCAGGGCCATAAGCGATCCTAAACTCTGCGTTGACCCGATCGGACGCTCCGGACGCGAACAAAGCAAGAACAGAGTTTTCCGCAGCTGTGGACGAGTGTGGATATCATTCGAGGTATTTTTACAGCGGAAACGGTTGACGCGGTAGATTTACAGCATACCATACCTGCCATCGCCAATCGCGATGGAGTCGCCCGTGGCCGCCCGCCGCCGTACCAATTTCCCGACAGAGGTCCGCAAGGCCGCTCTCGCGCGCGCCGAGGGGCAGTGCGAGGGCGTGCTTCCGACCGGCCTTCGCTGCGAGGCGGTGCTCCAGGCCAGCCAGTACGTCTTCGACCACGTCGTTACGGACTTCCACGGCGGCCGACCGGACCTGAGCAATTGTCAGGTGCTCTGCAAGGACTGCGATCGGGCGAAGACGGTCGCTGATCAGACCGCTATTGCCGACACCCGCCGCGCCTACGACGCGCACCATCGCCTGCGGGCGCCCCGCAAGCCGATGGCCGGCGGCCGCTACGACCGGGTGAGCAAGGGCTTCGACGGTCTCACCCGCGACCGGGACACCGGCACGGTCCGCTCCCGCTTCGGCTCGATCGACGTGAGGGACCTATGAGCGGTCCCGCTCACTCGCCTGCGCCCTGGCATCAGGACAGCGCGCGTCCCGAGATGGTGTTCGACAAGCGGGGTCGCCTCGTCGTCGACTGCGATCACCACGGCATGGGGCCGCGCGCGCAAGCCGCGGCCAACGGGGCGCTCGTGGCCGCGGCGCCCGAGATGCTCGTCCAGCTCAAGGGGATGCTCGGCCTCGCCGAATTCCTCATCGACGCGGTCAACGTCGACACGGACCTGACGAAGGTCGTGCTTCGCATGAACGGCGAGGCGGTCGCCGAGGTGCCGATCGCCGTAATCCTCGAGCACACCAAGGCTGCCGTTGCGAAGGCGGAGGGCCGCTGACATGGCCGCTCGCGCCCGCCGCCAGCCCGCGCCCGAGCCGGCACCTGTCGTCCCGGCCCAACCGGACTTCGGCACGTACCGTCTGGAGCAGCTTGGCTCCTGCCAGTGCCGCTTCCCGTGCTCCTCGCGTGGGACGGAGCACCGCTTCTGCGGGAAGCCGGCCGTCCAGCATCACCCGAAGCGCCCGGCAGTCTGGTGTGCCGACCATCGGCAGGTCGTGTTCGAGGCCTGGCGCCCGGGCGGCCAAGTCCTGCGCCGCGCGGGGAGGGCCTGACATGGCCCGCCTGCGGCCCGCCCTCACGCCCGGGCCCGGCCCGACGCTTCGTCAGGCCCGTGTGGCCGCCTTCAACGCCGCCTACCCGGTCGGTGCGCCGATCCTGGTGTGGGTCGGCCAGTACCGGGACGGCCAGCCGGTCGCGACGGAGGTCGAGGCGCCCGCGCGCTGCGCCGGCAAGACGGGCCCGATGGTCCTGGTGCGTGAGCATGGCTGGATCGCCCTGACGCACGTCTTCCACCGCGCTGATCCGACCGAGCAGCGCGAGCTGTTCCTCGACGCCCGCCGGATCGAGATCGAGAGCGCCGAGCTGCGGGTCGCGCCGGCGATCGCTGAAGGCCTCCGGTTGGCCGCGGCCGCTCGCGGGATCCGCGCTGGCGAGCTCGCCCGCCGCATCGTCGAGACCATCACGCGGGACGGCTTGATCGACGCCGTCCTGGAGGACGGAGCCCGCACCCATCGCCGCTACGGGGAGGCTGCCTGACATGGCCGCACGTCGTTTCACGATCGAGCAGCACGAGGGCATGGCCGCAATGCGCGAGGCTGGCCGCAGCTACGGCCAGATCGCGCTGTCCTTCGGCTGCTCCGAGTCCACCGCCTACTGGATCTGCCTGAAGCTCGGTGCCGATCTACCGGATGCCAAGCCGCTCCAGCCACGCGCGGCCGGCCCTGCGGTCGTGCAGCGCGGCGACCATGCCGTGCGTCGCTTTACGGCCGAGGACGACGCCCAGCTCCTTGCGCTCGCCGCCGAAGGCAAGGGCTACAGCGCGATCGGCAAGCTGATCGGCCGCCGGCCGAATTCGGTGCGCGCACGGCTGATGACCCTCGCCCGCCACGAAGCCCGGTCGGAGGCCGCCTGACCTGCCTCACGCGAAGGAGCATCCGCTCGCCCACCGCTACGTGGTCCCGGATCCTCAGACCGGCGAGCTCGTCTACGTGCTCGACTGGCTGGATCGGACGCCTGAGCACGACTGGATCCTGACGATCGCCGGCGAGGCCGCGCGCCAGTTCCGGGAGCGTGCCGCGGCGCTCGGGCTTCACGAGAGCGGCGCCGTGCTGGCGGTCGTCGATTACCGCCTTCGGCCGCTGCCGCAGGCGCTCCGCCTGTTCCACCACGCCGAGCTGCCCGCCTACGACCCCGTGCCCGTGGGAGTGATCTCGTGAGCCGCCACCTGCTCCTCGACCGGCCGGACCGGCACGTCGTGCTCGGGTTCGACCACCCGCTCCAGTCCTTCTTCGGGCAGGTGTTCCGCGGGCCGAGCACCGGCCGGCCCGGCAACGCAATCGCCGGTTGGCCGACCCGCTCCGGTCTTGGCGGCCGTCGCCCTGCCGTCAGCTCGGCGCAGAAAGCCAATGACCTGTCGGAACTCGGCGAGTGGGCCAAGGCTCAGATCCCGGACGAGTTCGCGACCGAGCCGCAGGCTGCCTACTACCTCGGCCTCTTGATCGGCCTCCTGTCGCACGAGTGCGACAGCGGTGAGGACGCGCCCGAGGCTCCGCTTCCCGACTGCCTGAGGGGAGCGCGCGCGTGACCCGCCGGATCGACCTCATCCCCGACCCGCGCGAGCGCGCCGCCCTCGAAGCGCTCTGGCGCGCCCAGGGCTGGCCGCAGGCCGACATCGACGGCCTGGGTGATCGCCTCCGGGACGACGAGGCGCTGGACACCGGTCTCTCGAAGGTCCGGGCGATCCTGGCCGCTCTCGATGCCTTGCCGCCCCGGCCCCGCAAGGCCGGGTCTCTCAACGCCGCCGACGCCCAGGCCCTGCGCCTCGACCTCGGCGCCGATGCGATCGCCATCCTCGCTTGGACGCCGGGCGACGCCAACGTCGACATCGCGTTCGCCGCCGCCGGCAACTGCACCGCCGCGTGGCGGTGTGCTCCGGACCGGGCCGCCAGCCTCACCGAGGTCCTCGCGGCCGCCGTCCCGTCCGCTCCCCCGTCCCCCGCCTCAACCCCGGAGACCCAGTCGTGATCCAGCGTACCCTCGTCGCCACCACCATCCCGATGGCGCGCCGTCTGGCCCGCCTCGATCCCGTCACCCGCTCCAGCCCCGGCCTCGCGGCCGCGGCCCTCCGCCCGGACTTCCTGGCCGAGGACATCGACGCCCACCTGTCTGAAGCCATGGGCCTCGTCCCGGCGATGGTCCGGGTCGCCGAGTCCGACCGCCCCTGGGTCCTGGCGGCCGGCCACCTGCTCACGGCGGCGTCTCTCGCGGTTCTGTGCGGAGGCGGCGTCTACCTCTGGGCGGTCCTGTCGTGAACCGCCCGACCGCCTTCCTCGGCACCTTCGCCCGCAGCGATCCGCGGGCGCCCGGTCAGACGATGCACGCCACCATCGCCTTCCCGCGCGGCGAGTACGGGCCGGTCATTCAGGCGTTCGGCGCGCCGGATCCGGACGTCGGGCCGTCTGTGGCGGTGATCCCGTGCCGGCATCCGTATCACCCGTTCGGCGACGCCGACGTGATGTTGCTCGCCTTCCTGCGCGAGTCCAACCGGCTGCTCGACTCCGGCAAGGCCGGGCTAGGCCCGGAGACGCTGCAGGAGATTAGCTACCTGCTGGCCCGGATGTCCGGACGGCAGCGTCGCCTCGACATCACCGCGCCGCCGCCGGCCACGGCTCCGGAGCGGCTGTGATGGCCTACGACCTGGTCAAACAGACCCACCCCGGCGCGCCCTGCGCCATCGGCCTGTGGGTCGTCGAGATCGCCACCGGCCGCCGCGGCCGCATCCAGCAGCCCGTGCCCGGCTGCCGGGGCGTGCGCGTGAAGTTCGAGGGGCAGCTCCCGATCCAGGACTGCCCGCCCGACGCGCTCGCCTACGCCGAGCCGGCCCCGACCGCCGCCCCCAGTCAGCCCTGATGTGCCCGATGAACGCCGCCCCTTCCGCTTCCGCGACCCTGCTCGCCCAGATCGCCGCGACGCTCCACGTCCCCGTCGAGCACTTCATCGCGCCCCGCCGCGAGCCGACCGACGCCGAGCAGAGCCCCAGCGTGCATGTCGCTGCGTTGCTCCTCGATCCCGAGGGCGCCCGCGTCGCCGCCGCCTTCTTCCGCATGCCGCGCAACCAGCGTGTCGCCCTGGCGAACACCGCCGAGGCGATCGTCGACCTGTCGTCGGCGCCCGCTGCGACTGCGGCCGGGGAGCTGCGCTGATGGCCTGGCCGTCGCGCGAGCGCCTGCACCACCCGGTGTCCGGCGAGAGCTATGCCGCCTTGCGCGACAAGGCGCGGGCGATGCGCGCGGCCGGCGCCACCGAGGCGGCGATCATGACCGCGCTCGACGTGAGCAAGCCCACTGTCTGGAGGTGGGTGCGCGATCTGCCCTGCCACAAGGCCGTGGCCCGCGCGAACCAGTACGTCGGCGCCCAGCAGCGCCGCCTCTACCCGCGCGGCACCGCCGCCTACGCCGCGAAGCTGCGTCGCGCCGAGATCCCGCTGTTAGCGCGGATCCGCCTCACCCAGGACGCAGCGCGATGAAGCCGGGCCTGCAGCTCGTGGCCTCGGCCGCCCGCACCGGTTCATGGCGGATCGCCGCCGACGAGTCGGTGATCGAGCTCGTGGTCGAGGGCGCCGTCGTCTGCACGATCGCCCCTTGGACCGACAACAAGTCGGGCGAGCTCGCCTGGTGGGGCGCGACGGCCGGCGATCGGCAGATCGGCCTCGACGTGCGGCTGGCCGAGGTCTGCCGGATCGCGGCGCTGGACGCCGGCGTATCCGCGCCCGTTCCGCCCGAGCTGCTCGCAAGCCTCAGAGAAACCCTGGATCCCGCTGACGCGACACCGCGCGTCGTCGCCAGCGCGGCCGCTCCGCTCCTGGAACGCCTCGCTGACCTCCTGGCTGCGATCCTCGACGAGCCGCTGCACACGCTGTCCGGCCCCGGGCCCGATGGCGGCCGCGAACCGCTGCAGCTGCGCCTCGCGCACTTTCGCCCGGACCTGGCCGAGCGTGCGGCCGTGCTCTTGGAGGAAGCCGGACGATGACCGGCCGCTCCGCCCCGCTCGCCATCGCCATGGGCCTCCTCGTCCTCTCGATCGTCGTCGCGATCATCCTGATCCCGGTGTTGGACGAGCGCCTGCGGCGGCACGCGGCGCGGAAAGCCGTGGCCGAAGCCGCTGCCGACGACAATGCCCGAGGTCAGGCTCGCAAGGTGGCATCGTGAAGCCCGGCCCGGTCCCAATCGGCGTCGCAGACGTCGCCGGCGGCTTCCTCGTGAGCCTGCCGCGCCAGTTCTGGCTCGTGGTCGGCCTGCGCAAGTCGTTCCCGCGTCTGCAGGCCGCGGCCGAGCCCTGGACGTACCTCGTCCCGGTCGGGCGCGACGTCGCCGCCCGGATCGAGGCGTGGATCGCCGAGGTCGACCTGCAGGCGCGCGCTGAGGCGCGCCGCCGCGCCTGGACTGCCACGGACGCCGAGTGGAACGGTGCCGGCGAGCCCGAGGCGCCCCGGCCGGTCGCGGCCGAGCCGGCGATCGTCGTCCTGCCGAAGAAGCGGACTGCCAAGTCGGTGCTTCAGCTGCTCGCGGATCTCGCCGCCGGCGCCGTCCTGGTGGTGACCGTCAGCGACGATGGCGCGCGTGGCTACCGCCTCGCGCCGTCCGGCCGCCGGATCCGCACGGCCGTCGCCGAGCGCGCGATCGCACTGCGCCTGATCGTGCCGGGCAATGATGGCCTGTTCGGCCCCGAGTGGTCGCAGACCTGGCGTGCCCCGACTCCGCAGGAGGTCGCCGCGGCCACACCGAAGAAGGCCCGGAAGCTCAAGGCCGCCCGGCCGGACCGGGCCCGTCGATCCACCCCGCAGCCTCAGGAGGCCCGCCCATGACGTCGCCGTCCATGATCCATGCCGCCCGCAACGCGCCGGACGCGCTCGCCCACGTCATCCGCATGGTGCGGGTGATTGAGGAGCGCCTGTCCGGCCCCGAAGAGGCCTGCACCAACGTCCACCTCTTTCAGGCGGGCTTCACCGAGGTCCAGGTGCACGCCTTCCGGGACCCGGCCCGCGCTCTAATGCAGGGCCAGCCGACGGGGCTACGGCACAACCCGCCCGGACGGCTCGCAGCGAAGCTTGCCCTGCAGCGCGTCCCGGATATTCGGGCCGCCTTCGCCCGGCGTCAGGCAGCAGAGCGGCCCACCTGGTCGGCGCCCGTGGTCACCGAGGCTGCATCCGCATGACCGCCGCTTCCGATCGCCTAAAGGCGAAGATAGCCGCCCTGCGCGCCAAGACGACGGGCGCCGGCTGCACGGAAGCTGAAGCGATGGCCGCGGCCGAGGTCGCTGCGCGGCTGATGCGGGAGCACGGCATGTCGGAGGACGAGCTGGTGATGACGGAGTCGACGGCGGCCGAGGCCTCGTCGCGGCCGAACTGGCGTTGGGATCTGGTCAACACGATCGCGGCCGTCACCAACACGGCCGCGATCTGGCAGTGGAACCGCCAGTTCCTGTTCATCGGCCGGGCGCCGGGCCCGGAGGTTGCGGCCTACCTGCGCGACCTGTGCGTCCGCTCGGTCGAAGCCGAGGTGAAGCGCTTCCAGGCGGGCGAGTTCTACCGTCGCCGACGCAACCTGCGCACCCGGCGGGCGGCCACGACCGACTTTACCGACGCGATGGTCCTGCGGCTGCGCCAACGGCTGACCGCGCTGTTCCGCGAGTCGCGCGATCCGACCGCACTCGCGGCCGCGCAGCGCGTCCTGGATGCGCGCTTCCCCGACACCCGGGAGTGCGGGCGATCTGCGCGTGACCCGCGGTTCCAGGACGCTGCCTGGGCCGGCCATCGCGCCGGCGATCGCGCCCGCCTCGACCGCGGCGTCGCCAACGCCGGCACGGCGCCGGCCGGTCTCATCGAGAGGGCATCATGACTGCGGGCCTGTCCACATCGGGCGACGTCTCCGCCGCCGAGGGCGTCGCGGCCGACGAGCTGAAGGCCTTCATCGAGCGCCTGGAGCGTCTCGAGGAGGAGAAGGCCGGCATCATGGGCGACATCAAGGAGGTGTTCGCTGAGCTGAAGGGCCGGGGCTTCGACGCGAAGGCCGTTCGCACGATCCTGCGCGTTCGCAAGCAGGACCACAGCGAGCGCCAGGAACAGGAGGCGATCCTCGAGCTGTACATGCAAGCGCTGGGGATGGCGTAGCGATGGCCCGCAAGGACACGCACAAGCTCCCGGATCCGCAACCGGAAATCGCCCGAAGCATCGCCTCACCGGCGACCACGGCTGCGCTCGCACGCACGACGGACCGTCTGCTGGCCAAGGCCGAACTCGCACTCCGTGAGGCATGCTGCCTCTGGAGCGACGTCGACGGTTACGTGGAAGAGCGCCTCGAAACCATGGCACAGGACGTCCTGCGGCTGCGGAACGAGACGGTCGACCACGTCCGTGAAGCCTACGGGGATCGTCTCGGGGAGGCGCCCCTGTGAAGGCCGCGCCTCCTCCGATCGCTCTGTCTGATCTCGACCGCGACGAGCTGCTGCAGCTCCTCCAGGCTCGACCGGTCTACTGCCTGCGCCCTGCTGACCTCTGGAGCGCCCGCTACGACGTGCTGGAGCGGCGCGCGAAGGTCGCCTCGGAACGCCGGGAGGCCGCCGGCGACGCCTACTATCCGCTCATGCGCGCGATGGACCCCAGCACGATGAGCCAACGCGCCTGGTCCAAGCTTCAGGCTGACCGTGAAGCTGCGCGAAAGGCCTACGAGGTCGCTCAGCGCGCCTACCGCCGCGCCGCCGGCGCACGCGATCGCGCCTTCGATGCGCTGATGGCCAGCTACGGTCACCGGAGAGAGCCCGCATGACCGAACGCCTCGCGACACAGCGGAAGCGGTACCGCATGGGCGACCCGATCCTGCCCCTCATTGAAGGCAACCCTGGCGCACTCAGGGTTCTCGGAGAGCTCTCACAGAAGATTGAGGGCATCCATTTCTGGATGTTCGTCCTCGACCTCGACGACATGAACATCCGCGGCTCGCAGATCTGGGTCGCCGATAAGGATGTCTGCAACACGGACCTGGACGTCCTGATCAAACGGGTGAAAGGCCGGGACGCGACGCTCGCTGAGGCGATCAACAAGGTCTGCCCGGACGGTGAGCGGGCCGTGGCGCATGGAGCCAGCTTTGCGCACCACTGACGCATCCGCTTGGGGGCTTGCCGCCCGTCCCATCGCTGGCGGCGTCCAGATCGGGCTCCACGTCCCGGACCGCGATCTCACGGTGGCGCTCGACCTCACGTGCGAAGAGGCTCGCGCCTACGCCCGGGCGATCCTGGCGGCCGCCGGCGACGCGACCGAGCGCACTTTCCCGCACCTACAGATCCCGGAGGCGTGAGTCGTGTCCGAAGATCCCGAGCCCCTCGTGCACGTCTACCTCACCCCCGACCCGCTGTTCGCCGGCGAGATCCTAGAGGTCTGGGGCAAGGTCGTGGGTGATACCATCCACTATGGCGCGTTCGGTTACTGCCTCACCGGCGAGGGACGCCAGTGGCACCGCCAGCGCTGGGCGGCGGAGAACTACGCGCGTCAGCTACAGGCGGAGAGGCTCGCCCAGCTGCGCGATGAGATCGCCCGGATCGAGGGTTTCCGCTTCGGGAGGCCGGGATCGTGACGCGTCCTTCGGAAAGCGACGACTATGCGGCCGGCTACGCCGACGCGATGCGCGACGCGGCCGCTCGCAGCGCGAAGCGCGCTGTCGACCTGCATATTCGTGCCAGCATGCTGACCCGCGAGGCGAAGTCGCTGCTCCGGCGGTCCGAGCAGCTGCGGGACGAGGCGGAGGCCTTCCACGACGCCGCGCAGAACGTCTGGGCGCAGTGGGCCGACCGGCGCAACTGGCCCGACGTCCTCGCGCGGGTCGCGGACGCGCGCACTGGAGCGGCCGTCGCGGCGTCGGCGCCTTCCCTCAGCCTCGGCGATCCAGAGGCGCCGGCCGAGCCCATTCTGCCGGCGGAGGAAGAGATGCGCCGGGCAGCCGGCCGGGCGTGGAGGGCCTGACGGTGACCAAGCCCCGCTCGAAGCCCGGCCGCCCTGCCCTCACCTTCGACGATCTGCCGCTGTTCGCGGCCGACAAGGACATCGCCGAGGCCGTCGTTGGACCGGACGAGGCGGACAAGCGCGCGTGGTGCGCGAGCGTGGCGAGCCTGGAGGCCTGCGGCTTCCCCGCCCCGGCGAAGCTCTACGGCAAGCGGTACGTCCCGGCCGTTCGGGCCTTCTACGATCGGCAGTATGGTCCTGCGGGGCGTGCGCCAACCGACTCAGGGCGGCGCGAGGAAGAGGCGACATGGACAGGCCGCAGATCAAGGCCCCGGGTCTGAAGTTCCGGCCGCGCAGCGAGGGCTGGGCGGCGTACTGGATCCCCTCCCCTGAGGCCCTGCGCCGCGGCTATCCCTCGGGCACGGTGCCGCTCTCGCACCTGATCGCCTCGCCCGAGCTGCTCGTCGACGCCTGCCAGCGCCTGCAGACCGATATGCTCGCGTGGCTCGACGGCCTGCGCCGCAACCGCAACGCCTTCGATGGCACGATCGGCAGCGTCTTGCGCCTCTACCAAGTGCACGAGGAGTCGCCGTTCCACGGCCTAAAGCCCGGGACGCGTCACCCCTACGTCACGTACCTGCGGCTCCTCGATGCCGAGATCGGAGATCTCCGCCTCGACACGCTGACGGCGCTGCACGTGAAGCGATGGCACGCGGGCTGGAGCGCCGGCGGCGCGCGGCCGGCGGCCGGCCACATGCGGCTTGCGATCCTGAAGGCCGCCCTCACCTTCTGCATCGTCGCCGGCCACAGCGAGTGCCGCGCCCTGCGGGACGATATCCGCGAGCTGCGCCTGCCCGGGCCACGTGCCCGGACGCTGGTGGCCACTGCCGACCAGGTGCGCCGGGCGATGAAGGCCGCGCACGCGATCAAGCGCCCGTCGCTGGCCCTCGCTTACGCGATCCAGTTCGAGACGGCGCTGCGCCAGTGGGACGTCACCGGCCAGTGGTACCCGCTCAAGGACCCGATGCTCTGCTCCGTTGTGGACGGAGACCGGAAGTGGGCCGGCCTCGAATGGCGGCACGTCGGCGAGGACGGTCTGCTGCGCTACACGCCCTCGAAGACGCGCGGGTCGAGCGGCGCCGAGGTCCTGATCGACCTCAACCTGTGTCCGATGGTCCTTGAGGAGATCGCCCGAGTCCCGGTAGAGGCGCGGACCGGTCCGATGATCGTCAGCGAGCGTTCGGGGCTCCCCTGGATCGACCACGACTTCAGGAGATCCTGGCGGCGGGTGCGCGAGCTGGCCGGCCTGCCGCCGGAGCTCTGGAGCCGCGATCTTCGCGCCTCGGCGATTACCGAGGGCCGACGCGGGGGCGCCGTGAACGATGATGCCGCGAAGGTCGCCGGTCACACCAACAGCCGGATCACGGCCGAGGTCTACGACCGAGAGCGCCTCGAGGCACATCGCCGGTTCGCCACAGCAAGGTTGGGGAAGCGGGGCTCGGACGGCGGCGGGACATGA